TACTCAAATCTGTAATATCTCTATTGTTTACTCTACAGAACGGGTGAAGCACTCCACTGCGTAAAACGCATAAAGCACAATATTTTGGCGTATTTATCACTAATACTGATTTACTCATCTTCTCTTACCTCTTTTCTGCAAGAATGCTCCATACTGTGCCGGACTGATAACATCTTCCTTCTCTCTGGTAGCCAGTCCATATCCAAGTCTTCCATTATTTTTATTTTCTTCTTTTGTAAACATGGTTGAAATGTCTTTACCTTTACTCATCTGATTTCTCCTGTAACAATTCTGGGTTGTCAAAAATGTCACCAGCAACTTCAACCTTTCTGCACCAATACCCAAGTTCTTTCCGGTAAAATGTCTCTTCTGGAAAATCAACATAAAATCCAAAATTATACTTTCCGCAATCAAAACTCGAACAATACATTCCAAATTTTACCGGGGCATATTTTCCGTTATGATTAACAATGTCGTTCTCCCAAATTTTCTTCCCATTCTTGTCGCAAAGTCCTGTGAACTGGCAGAGGGTTTCTGGATCGACTTCAAGCCACCTAATTACAGGAGTACAAAAAACCTCAAATATATCATCAATGCCAATGGATATATCAATTCCAATGAATGTCTTGCCCTTGCTTTCCGTATAATATCCCTCAACCCATTCGCCGTTATCAATCCGTTTTCCCTTGAAAAGAATTTCTCTCATTCAGCTCCACCACCTTTACAATCACGCTCCCATCTTCTGGCATCTGGAACGTCATTCCTTTTTTGAGCATTTCTCCAAGTTCTCCTGCATGTGCTTTGCTTTCTTCCGTTTTTGGCTGCATACTTAATATCCTACATACTTCTGGAATTACATATTTTGTGTATTCCGAATCTCCATAGGCTTCCTGAATCATGTCCAGTACTTTCATGGCTTTTGCTTTGGTGGAATATTCAGCGATAATGCAACAACCGCCTTGACTTCCGACATATATTGATGCCGCTCCATTAATGTCTCGAATTGCAATACTGAAAGCATTATCAATATTTACTATTATTGTTTTATCCTGACTTCTGATTAACATTTTGCGTCCTCCTTATCTTCATAATTCATCACAATTGTAATTACCTGCACCAGAACTTTCTGAATCTGATCGTAAATGTGATGATCGTCAGTTCCGAAATGAGAGTTCAGTTTTGCATCTTCCTTGCCTTTCTTGTAGCAATCTTCCATAAATTCAAAACTGTATATATCATCTTCCTCAATAATTTCACCATTATTTCTCCATTCGGCAATCATCGCTTCTTCAACCAGTGAATTTACAACCTTATCTGAATCCTCATTACCGTTCAGGCATTCTACGCAACGGTCAATGAATCCTAACTTGTCAGCGTACATATACGCTTTTGCTATTCCAGATGTATACTCTTTGAATGTTTCTTCAACCTGTTCTTTGAAATCCTCTGGTAAATTAAAAATATCTACTTCCAGTCCTCTTGGAAGATTTATTGTGTACTTTCTCATTTTGTATCCTCCTACTTCATAAAAATCACCCATCTGGTCTTCCCACGTTTATCTCCTAACAGCGGTTTAGTACCAAAGCATTTCAATACTTCTGAAAATAAAAGTTGCTCATCGCTCCATTTAAAAACTAAAATTCCATCATTTTCTAACACTCTCATGCATTCATCAAATCCGGCTTTCAAATATGGTTTCCAATCTTTTGGAAGGATTCCGTATTTTTTAGCAAGCCATGAACTGCTTCCTGCATTAATCAAATGTGGTGGGTCAAAAACTACAATTTTGAATGTTTCGTCATCAAACGGCATATTTCTGAAATCCATGTTTATATCAGGCTTTATTAAAAGTTCTCTTCCGTCACACAGCGTTGTACGAACCTCTCGATTGTCTGCAAACAGTACATCTGGATTCTCCTTATCAAACCAAAACATTCGGCTTCCGCAACATGCGTCTAATATCTTTTTCATTTTCCTCACTTTCCCCATGTAAGCAACTGGCGCGCTATTGTGCAGTTGGTACATGATTAATCGGTCTCTACCTTTGAATAACTCAATCTATACGCCCTCTGCTCTGTCGGATCCTCGCTAACAAGTAATTCATTGTCCAAAAGCAAATTAAAGTGTTTTCTTGCAGTAGCCATTGAAATATCTAATCCATCTGCAATATTTCTTGTGGATAGCATATAGCGGTGTTTACGGTAATATTTCAAGATAAAGTGATATACCGCTTTATACATCTCCTGTCCCTCTTTGTGTTTGCGCTCTGTATTGTATTTCCCCATCAATAGCACCTCGCTTAATCGTTAATTCGGAATCTCAAATCAAGATTCAGTTCCTCTTTGATTGATCTTCTGTAATCCTCCCAGGTCGCCATATCATCAATCAGATAATCAGCCCCCCCTGTCCATGCCGTCCATAAACTTCTGGCAGCGTTTCTGTCCAAATCCGAAATCATCATGCAAAACGGCAATTCCAAGGATTGTAAATGTATCAAGTGTCATTTCTTTAATCTTCTGCGCTGCTTTATCCAGGTCCTTACTGGCTAAAGAGGTATGTACTCCTGTAATGCCCCGGAATTTTATTTCCCTCTCAAGCGCTTCTATACCGCCATCTCTAACGATTCTGAGCGCCAAACCAAGACCATCCTCTCTTCCTCGCTCATACTCCTTCATTTTGTTCATTGATTTTCTCCTTGTTCAGATTTTTAGCTTTCTTATGCATCTTGTCTAGATAATCCGCATAGGCTGTAAGCATGTGATCCACAAAGCCGTTTTTATTATATTTGTCTGATACAACGTGTATCTGCTCAACTACCTGCTGCCAGTATTCGTCCTTTTCTTCTATTCCGGCGGTCTGAAGGACCAGTGCCGGAAAGTCGATTTGTAAAAACTTTATGGTGTTCGGTATCTGCTCATGCGTCACTCTCATACTTATACACCTTCTTCTACCTCAAAACTCTGTTCAAGAAGTCGCTCGTTATCTTTGCTAAACGCCTTTATATAGCTCTGTTTTATCGGTCTGATAAAATGTATGCCATTAGCGGATTTCGCCCGGGAAACAGCTACATAGAACTGTCCAGGATCCCAACAACAAGGATCAATATTAATCTTTTCAAATGTCTGACCCTGTGATTTATGAATACTGATAGCCCAGGCGAGCTTTACCGGAAACTGAGAGAAAGAACCAGCTTTCTTACGGACTATCTTTTCTTTTACGATCTTCTGTCCATCTTTTTCCTGTTCAGTTTCCTCAATGACCTGTTTTTCAATGTCTTTACTGTATCTGTACAAGTTAACTGTTTTGCCCTTATCAGTCTTGATAACCAGATAGGATTCTTCAAATTCTCCGTTATCCACAATTTTCTGGATAATACCGATTGTTCCGTTTACGTAATTTCCGGACAGATCATTGACTGTAATCATCACTTTTGCACCGATGTTAAGAATTAAGTCCTCTCTGGCAAATGCAATATTCTTAATATCAGCAGACGTTAATTCTCCGTCAACTGCTGCATGAAACACTTTTTCGGTCTTTTTATCCAGTTTTCCGAGAAAAGTATTATTAATCCGATCAGCTTCTGCATTAGTACCAACCAAGAACGGTGCTTCCGGTATAACCTTGTCCGATTCGTTATTTTCCAGATATGCAATGGATTTTCTAATATTGTTGCCATATTTAATATCATTCAGCACATACTTAAATCCCTCATCATTCTGCCTGCATACCTCATCAAGTTTGATATATTCAAACCCCATTTCTTTCCAGTATTCAGACATGAAAGCATATCCGTGTTCGTACTTTCCACCCTTTCCATAATCAGATCCATACATCCGGCAGAGGATTTTACGATCATCTGTCGTGATAACTGGTGGAAGCTGGTAGAAATCCCCGATTACGATCAGTTGAACGTCTTCTTTATCCTCTCCGCTCAAAAGCCTGTCAACCGCTCTCTCTTCATTTTCTGTGATGATCGTCTTCGCAATCATATTGAACAGATCAAACCGGCACATACTGATTTCGTCAATAATAAGGATATCCGCTTCCTCCAACAGTTCAGCTCTGGATTTCACTTTTTTCTTGTAGTCCTCAAATTTGATTGAGATATTCAATGCACGATGCACGGTAGTCGCTCCGTATCCGATATTGTCCGCAGCTATTCCGGTAGCAGCAGATACCAGAACACTTTTACCAGCTTTTTCCGCCTCATCAATAAACGTTTGGATAACCGTTGTTTTACCTGTTCCTGCATCTCCTGTAAGGAAAACATTACTGCCAGACAACATTGTGTCCAATGCGTACCGCTGTTTTTTATTAAGCTTCTCTTTTTCCATTTTTGTAACCACTCCTTATGCCTTAGTAACCAATTGTAACAATCTGAATTTTCATGCAATTTAATTTTATTTTTTTAATTTGTGTAATCATTTTATTTTTGTAACCAATGTGTAACCAACTTTTCAACCACCTTGGTTACACCGCAAACCCTTATTTTATGCGGGTTTCAGAGTTGTGTAACCGTGTAACCAATGTAACCAAGGCTTTCCTATAGGAGATTGCAATGTATATATGATTTTTTTATATATTTTTTTATTCCCTATACACATGCTTTTCCGCGGGTTACATGGTTACATGGTTACAAATCACGAAAACGGAACACTTGTTCCAGTATTGGCAGGTATAAAATCAGCTTCAACATGCTCATTTTCCTGTTCGTCTTCAAGATCTTTTATATCAATAATCTTTACAGCAACAAGTCTCATTACACTTCCCCCATCTCTTTTTATTACCGTATCCCTTTTTCCTGTATGCTTAATTAATTCTCGATTAATCGCCCATGCTGAAAAGGCCTTTCTGGAGAATCCGTTGTTCTTTAGGAGATTTTCAAGAGGTTTCGGATAAAAGTATACATATACGTCTCCATACTCATCTGGAGTTTCCCTGAATCCCCATTGATCACAGCTGAATTGTGCATCAAAGTGTTGCCCGTACACGGAAAGACTTTCAAGAATGAATTCATAGCATCTCTGACCTTCTGATACATCTTTCTTGCGTGTAGGAATATCTACGACGTCCTCGACTGTCAGCTCACGTCCATCCTTAAATATGAAATCTGTAGCTAATTTGTCAGCCAGTAGGAGCGTAGATATAGCCATTACCTGTTTTGCCGGAAAATTATATCCATCAAAGCCCTTTTCAATCTCAGATTTCATTTCTTTCAGCTCATCTGGTGTAAATTTTTTTAGATTTCCAACAAATACTCTTCCAGCAAAGCCATAATTTTTCATTACAGTGCTGTTAATCTCTGCCGGATTCTCGTAAATATCCTCGCAACACTCAATTTCAATAATTCTGTTGATTGCTCCACCGGAATCCGCAAATTCTGAAATAGGATTCTCGCCGTTGCAAATGGTTACATTACTCCATGTATTCTCCTTAGCTGCTCCGAGGTCCTTATTTGATCTTCCTTTCCCTTTACCGGAACAGAGATTGTAAATCAATGTTTCGTAGTTGTCCCGAATATATTGAGAAGCGTTCTTAGAGTCATCGAGGATCATCGGAAAGTTATTAAGCATGTCTGCCCTTGTCTCCAATGACGTATCTGTTGACCGGAAATTCCCAACGTAGGATCCTGGCGACGGGTTTCCCCAGATAGATGCAGCTATGTTGATCGTTACTGTCTTGCCGCCGCCTGTCTGTCCGTAGAAATCCACAATGAATGGCAGCGCGTCAAGTGGTTGCACAAGCACACTTGCAAAAGATGCTGCCAGTGCTATTCGTGGTTCTAATCGTCCGCACGATCGTAACTGTTTAGCCAGAGTCACCCACTTGAAGTAGTCTCCACTTTCCTGTATACTCTGGAATAGTGTTTTAAAGCGGTATTCGCCGTCAAAGACGATTGAAAGGTCGTAAGGTACAAATACATTGCCATGCCACCCTAACTTGCTCGTAGAGTGCTGTATGTCGATCATATCGGCATTGTACATTTCAACGTCCGCCAGATACTTCACAAGAAGCCTTGCATTCTCCGAGTTGACCTGCACACCGAACCTTGCAAGATTAGTTATCGCCCTGGAAGTCACAATGTCGATTTTTGGAACAGTTATTTCTGTCCAGTATCCATCTCTTTTAAAAGCCACTGTGATCTGTTCTTCGCCTGTTTCAATATTTTTCAGTCGACGTATCGGCATGATTGGATGGTGGCATACAAGTTCTCTCGCCTTGGATGTTTCAGAAGAAAATATTCCGTTTTCTGTAGCTATCCAGCTGCCACAAGCCATGTTGGGATATTCTTTTCCAATATCATCCTCATAAAAGTTTGTGATATTTTCAACTAACTGCATGGAACGATTTACTTTTTCTTCTTTTTCCTTGTCCTGTTCTGCTTTCTGGAATTCTTTTATGAATTCCTCGGCTATGCTTTTTGCTCTTACACTCTTCGCCCTGTCCATTAACTTAAATTTAGCTTCCGAACGGTCGATTTTACTTTTTATTGAAAAAAGTTCTTCATACAGTTGCTTCTGCATAAAATCATTTGCTTGCAAATTTTCAATATTTTCAAGAATGCTTCTCACCTCCTGCCTTAGCTGACAATATTTCATATCTGCTTCTTTCTTTTTCAAGGTTGAACTGGCACATATACCACTCTTCTGAACCAGGAGGGAAGGTTTTTAGCGCTGTTTCGTACATAAGTATGTTCTTTTCTACCTGCTCAAGCTCATTAGGATCCTGAGCGGGATTACATTTTTTTAATTTGATATCTCGCACTTCATGTCTGATCTGGTTACGACTTTTACCTTTTTTAGAGATATAAGTACCACCCAGCTCGATAAATGCAGTGCTAAAAGGGACGGATTCGTATTGCATCACGAAATCAAACACATCGCCACCGGTTCCGCAGCCGAAGCAGTAAAAGGAATCATCGTAGATTTTACAGGATGCTGACTTTTCCTTGTGAAAAGGGCAACATATAAATCCTGCTCTGTTCGGTTTTAGTCCATACCTGGAAAGTATCTCCGACATTTTCACTGATTGCTTGATTTCATCTTTTGTCATGACAGCAACTCCATGATTCGCCGTCCAGTCTCTTCTTTTGTACAGAATTCAAACCGAACTCCATATTTATCCCTGATCGTGCAAAGAGACTTGTACAATTGGCAACCATCAATAGCTTTTTCAGATATTACGGTTTTGACTTTCTTTCCGTTTACTGTCCGCCAGATGGTTTTGTGCTTTCTGGGATTTTCCCAGAAATACACATCACCAATTGACTTTATGTCGTCTCCATGTTCACATAGAATGACAAGCTGAATACCTGCTTCACGTGCCCTAATCAGCTCCGCTTTGAATCTTTCATGCTGCTGGCAGACATTATTTACAAGCTCTTGTAAATCCTTTTTGCGGTCAATACAGAGCTTTGCATTGTCCAAAGACTGATAATCTCCACAGTATAACTTTGATCGGAAATATTGTACTTCAAGGCTGTCAAACTGTTTTTGAATCCGCTCCCATTCTGATTTATGCTCCCTTGTGTCTACTTGTATAACCATTAAAAACACATCCTTTTAATTGAATGGAAGTTCTTCCTGTACGCTGTCTGGAATATTCATAAAGTCCGTACCTGCCGGATTCGCTCCCATGATAGCTTCTTCTTTCAGATGATCGTCATACGCTTTTGTGGTACGCTCTTCTGGAATATCTGCATCTTTGATCCCTTCCAGGCTGCGGAACCATGCAAGCTTGTGGCGTTTCACTTCTTTATTGTCGTACCAGTCTTTCTCCAGACGGAAGATGCCGCCGATCAGTTTTCCCTTAAACTGCTGTCCGAAGTTGTCACCCCACTTAACAGCAAAGCCCGGATTTGACTTTTCTACGCATGTGATAAATGTTTTAAGGTTGCGGACACCATAATCTACACTCTCGTCAATGACCATGTAGTTTGTGCCTGCATTCGGGTATTTCTTGTCTGGACGAATATCGTTCTCAAACTGCTTCATAAAGTAACCCGCCTGTTCGTCTCCTTCTGCGAAATCAAACAAGATAACAAGCATATCAAGTCCACCCTGGGATTTTTTCTCTGATACCTGCTTAATAACCATCTTGTGTCCGCCAAGAGCAATCGGTTCAAATTCTCCTGCTGCCTGTGTTGTGTCATAGCTATTTGGTTTCTGCATTATTGTTTTCTCCTTTTCCTAATTCGTAATAGTCTCTAATGATCTTGTCTACTTCTGCGAGATCATTATCAATAGTTAAACTGTCAAACATTCCGATCGGAGACTTACTTACTGCTCCCTGGCTGGACTGAGTGACAAATAAGTGTTTTCCGCTTTCTTCAATACAGCGAAGAACGATGGTAAAAAGACCTTCCAAACAAATTTTTTCATCAAGTAGCTTTCCTATGGTCTTTGGTTTCACATCTCCAGAATCATCCTTTTCTTCGTGCATCATCATATATACGATCTTGTCCTGCGGTACTTTCGTGACGATAAACTGGATAAGATTCCAGAAATAGTCTCCAATATCATTGTACAGAGCAAACACTGCATTGCCTTTTCCGGCAGAAGCATGCCCTCTCATAAAGTGATTAGTGATAAGATAGCCTGCATCATCAATAACAATTGACTCTGCTTTTGATGCGATCAGGCACTTCATTACCTGCTGGTAATCATCTGTAAACCATCCGTCAATTTTCCCCTTGAATGGAAGTGGCTTGTTTAATACTCTGATAAGGTTCCAGTTTTTGTTTTGACAGTTTCTAAGACTGGTACTTTTGCCAGAACCAGATTTTCCTATAATTAATACGGGTGTTGCGATAAGTCATTCCTCCTTGTCATAAACTACATGCTTGCTGCCCTCAACGATCAACAAACTTGCAATATCTTTCATTGATATGGTTGATTCGTTATAAATCTCAACCAGTGCGTTGTATGCTTCCGGAGATACTTTCACAACCGGATTGTCCTTATCGGTTGCCGGCTGCTTCTTTCTTGCCGGAATACGGATTTCAAATTCACTCATTGCTTTCCTCCTTATATGATTTCTGAGCCGTTAAAAGCCCATTCAGAGCCTGTACGTAGCTCGCCAATGTTCTTGCCTTGTATGATTCTTCTATCGGATTATCCGGCACAATAGCAAGCTGAGTGTCAATCAATCTAACAATCTCATTAATGCGTTCTTCCATGTTTACACCGCCTTAAAAAAGCAATACAGGTTGTCTGATCTGTCGCCCTCTCCTGGAACAATCTTTCCATCTTCCTTTCGGTCTCCAGCGTGATATTCGATTCTGTCCAGGTACATGTCCGCATTTTCATAATCAAGGATATTGTCTCCTCGACTCTGCATTTCCCGGAGAAGATCATTGATTACCTGGGCCAGGGTGAGTGTAGGTAGCATTCTGAGCATTGATGTCTCATACATCATTAGCATTCACCTCTTCTTCAAGAAGTCTAAGCATGTGAGTTTTAGCTTTTTCAAACTGTCTACGATTAAATTTTTCTTGCGCGTCACTTAATAAGAGCGTGTATAATCCATCATATCCATGATCCTTTTCAAAACCTCTATCCATGATATAGATGTTAACAGATCCAGTTCCAGTGCTAATATCAATGGATAAATAAGCAGGTGTTTCATTATAAATACGTTCTCCGAGATCAATAATCTCCTTAATCATTTTCCACAACATTTCCATTCTCCTTTCTCAAAGCAGTGCTAAATACGTAAACAGTGCGAATACGATACTTGCCAGGATCTGCTGCAAGTTCTTCTCCCACATCCACACCGGAAGAAAAGTAAGCAGAATCCCAATAATCGCACTGACTACGATATCCTTTCTGTTTTGTCTAGGTGATTTCATTCTTTTCCCTCCAAAAAGAAAAAAGATTACAGACTGTAAGCAATATACCAAAAGATATTAGTAAGGATTAACAGCGCGGCAGTCAAAAGCCATGCACTGAACCACTTCTTAGTCTCTCTCTTTGCTTTTTTCACGATTTCGGTAGCCAGCATTGTTTCCAAATCGTTCCATGTAATCTTTTCATTTGTTACATTTTTTTTGTTTTCCATATTATTTTCCTCTCGCTCATATTGACTTTTTAGCGGATAGAGGATTATAATTTACCTGTATCCACTAAGGTTGGTTTAGTGGCTTACTGCTCCGGGGTGGAGGTCGTGACTCCCTCCGGGGCGCTTATGCCAAATTTGCTTCTTTTCTTCTGTAGTAGTCCAAGATAATTCTTGAGCATTCATCGACAATCCTTTGATTGTCTTCTGGCGTATTGTCTTTGCAGTAATCATCATGTATTCTGATTACCCCAGACCCCATTTTGATTGTTTTGATTACTGCCATTGCAATTCCCCCTTCTACGATAGATTATGATGCTTCTTCTATTTTTGCTTCTTCTGCAAAATGTTTCTCCATGAGATCGGCAATCATCAAGTATTCTTCGGCGATTTTGCCTTTTCTGGTATTTTTCACCTGTTCGCGGAACTCTGGAATTGTTCCATAGAAGCAGCCGCAAGACACTTTAACTTGTTTGTCCTTACATCTGAAGAATGTAGTTGTGCGGAATTGAGTACCGAATCCATGAATAGTTGCGTAATCTGCATTGTCGAACACCCTTGCATTGCCGAACACCCATGCATTGTCGAACACCTCTGCATTGCCGGACACCTCTGCATTGTAGGACACCCTTGCATTTCCGGACACCCTTGCATTGTAGGACACCCTTGCATTTCCGGACACCCTTGCATTGTCGGACACCCTTGCATTGTCGAACACCCTTGCATTGCCGAACACCCATGCATTGTCGGACACCCTTGCATTGTCGAACACCTCTGCATTGTCGAACACCCATGCATCGCCGGACTGGTTTACATTTTCTTCTTTTTCTACCCATCCGCCAGTTTCTCCGGCTTCTACATTCCCAAATGATATGAGCGCCTTGATTCGAAAAAGCTTCTTCCCGAAAATGTTAATTTTGGTTTCTGATGTTAATTCAAATTTCTTCATGTTTTCCTCCTTAATTACTGTGAAGTTACAGCTTCTTTCTTATCTGATTCTTGCTCCAGATTATTCTCAGAAAAAACTTTCCGTCTTCTTCTCAAATAATGTCTTGCCATTCAGATTAGCTCGAAGCTCATATTTATGATCTTGATATTGGCTCTCTTGAAGAATCTGGGCTAAAATGTCGTTTGGAGTAACCAATTGACATGTAAAAGTAGCTTGCGGACATTGAAGTTGTGACTCAATATCTGATATTCTCTTTTCAAGAGAACGAATCTTTTTCCTGGTTGATTTGCTCAACTGTTTTCACCTCCCTACCTTGACTTTTTATATTTGTTCTCCTATCCTGTAAGTACAGGCACTGGCATGCTGAGTATTGAGGAAAGGAGACGAATATGGTTGAAACAATTACACGGCTGTATCATTGCCACAAGATTCATAAGCATGTGACTGTTTATGAAGAGTATGAGGTTTCTGGTAACAGTCGCCGCCTACTGCGGTGCTCATGTCCATATCATCAATACACGGAAATGAAGCCGCACTGTGATGGGTATAATGATCATGGTTTTCAATGTGGTTATGCACAAAATCAATAACCAAACTCACTAACTCATCTGGTCGCTCGCTGGGCGATAGGTAACAGTAAAGCCGCAGATCACAGTTGCAACAGTCTCCTCCAGATTCTTTGCAGTGCTGACTGACGGCTTTGTTAAATTGTAATGCGTCCATTTACGCTCCTTTCTTGGTCTCTTCTTTCTGGTCAGAATCATCAGACTTATTCTTGGAAAAACTTTCCGTCTTTCCAAGAATGTAACCTTTGTCAAATTCTGACATATTAGGAATTGCATCTTTCAGCTTTTCAACGATTCTTTTTTCTTTTTCAGACATGCGCTCACTCCTTTCTTGTGATATACTCCCTGTAGAGGGAGGTGATTAAAATAAATCAAATTATTTCAATTTTAAAATCGGCTAAAGAAATCATTACGTTTGAAAATGTTTCCTTTATGCTTGGGCTAATAGGGTCTGCTGGAACTGTATGGAACTTATTCCAATCTCGAAAAAAAATAGAGTTTATTCCTATTGATTTCAAGTTGAAAGATAATAATGAGTTGATTGTTCATTTTGAAATCGTCAATCATTCCAGAATTGCCATATCAATCGTAAATATTTCTTACGTGTATAGCGGAACCCATTATTCATGTTTAAAAGGGCGTGCTATTGGCGAATCAATTTATCACGAAAGAATGCAACTAAAGAACCTAACAGACTTCTATACACAACCTTTTCCGCTACAATTGGTTGGACTTGGCGGTACTTCGGAATATATTCGATTTGAACTTCCGAAAGAAATTCATCCAGATTTCTCCAAACCTCAGACTTTTCAAGTGTCTGCCAATCGCGGAAGGGCAACTGAAATGAAACTTCTGCTAACTGATTCGGATTCGTCCAATTTACATAAATTTCATATTCGGACTTCAATCCGTTCTCTCTTTCAAAAGTGGTTTTCAAGCAACCATCATTGAAAGTTTGAGATATCAGCTTTCCACTACCAAGCGGACTGTATTTCATGTTTTCGTCTCCTTTCCAGTAGCATTATTGCGACTGCTGTGTAAAAAAAATGTCTATTGCTTCGTCCCTGCTTAAAGGAACCGCGCTTACAATTCCGTGAATTTCACCGATTGTAAATTTCTCGCCGCCGTCTTTCAGCTTGCGGTAAAAAGTACTTCTGTCCATACCAATTGCGCTTGCAACAGCTTCTTGCGTATTTCCATGCTCAACAATTTTACCTTTAAGTCTTGCTATATTTACAATCACAAGTTTTACCTCCTTTCCAGTAGCATTATTGCGACTTTATGATTATATATTACCTCTCGCAGTCGCATTTGTCAATATAAAAAATCGCATTTTTGCAATTATTTTTGTTGCATTTTCGCAACATTGGTGGTATTATATATTTCAGAAAGGAGGTGTACCAAATGTCGAAAACTGGCGAACAAATAAAAAAGAGAAGAAAACAGCTTGGCATGAGTGCTGATGAGCTTGCTGAAAAGTTGGGCGTATCGAGATCTACTATATTTAGATATGAAAAGGGAGATATTGATAAGGTTCCGGCAGAATATGCAAAGCCATTAGCAGATGCACTCTGCACTACTCCAGCATATTTAATGGGATGGGAAGATAATTTAGAAACCGAAACAGATTTCATCCCAAAACTTATGACTGACACAATATCTGTAGAGCATGTTAAGCTGCTGCTTGAACTAAGTGACACTGATAAAAAGAGTGTTTTCGACATGATTGAATTTCTTTACAAAAAGAGCAGGGATTAATCTCCCTGCTTTTTTAATAGCCCCATTGTTTTTTAAATGAAATAATCATGTTATACAAAAACTTCATAAACTTTTCACTATCTATCTTTTGTATCATCTCAATAATTTCCTTCTTGTAATCCATTTTCCGTCCCTCCCAATATCGCACAATAAGAACATTTGTTCTCTTTTATTTCATTATACCCTCTTTTTAGCGATATAGAACGGACTGGATCATACTTCTCGCCCTCTGCTTAAAAAGTGCGCCCTCCCTTTGCCTTGAACGATTGAAAAAGAAATGGCATTTGCATTCCGCAGAAATATTGTTGCTTTTCTTCACAACAAATGGCTGCTGCTCTGCTTCAGATATAACCGCCTGTGTATAATTATGTATCACATATTGATTGTTGGCACTTGCCTTAATAATCACTTCAGAATCTGTCAGATCAATGCTCTCGCACAGCGGCGCATGAACAAGAAATGTGAGCATTATCCCAAACAGAAAAAATATAACAAGCTTTTTTATTCCTTTCATAAAATCCCTCCAAAATTAGTTTATATTATACTCTCAATATAACAATTATACAATATCTCAATCTTGCACAAATTTTCTTACATTAATGCTGTATTTGACGAAAATCGAGAAAATTCTACATTTCCCAACCAAAAAAGAACTGAGGAGCTAAGTCCCCAGTTCCATTTTTTTTAAGATATAAAATCACTATTGTTATAAGATTTATTTTTTACAACGACTTTTACTTTTTTACTGATTTTCCCAGCTTTTACAGTGATGTAAGCCGTTCCTTTCTTTTTAGCAACTACTTTGCCTTTTTTATTTACAGTTGCAATCTTTTTATTAGATGATTTGAAACTAATCTTATCAGCTGCATTAAATGGAGTCTTACTTGCCTTTAAAGTAAAACTTTTTCCTTTTACCAGATTAACCACTGTTTTATTTACCATCAATTTAGTAGTTTTTACCGCCTTACTCTGTACGGTAAGATTGATATTTACAGTAAATCCGCTTGCTAGTGTTGCTGTGAGAGTAGTCTTTCCTGTTTTCTTCAGAGCTGTTATTTTAAATGTTCCATCCTGTTTGATGTTGCTGATTTTTACGAGCTTTTTATTTTTAGGAATAACCGATTTTAAATAATCTCCTTTTGCCATACCAGTAATTTTTACAGCGGATGTATTTTTCCCTTTTTGCAGAATAACACTTTTATAATTAACGTCTCCTGTTGGTGTTAAAGTGTCTCCGTACTTAACTTCTCTTGATCCGCACCGTAAACAATACCTGGCCATCTCTAATCTGGACATTACGGTTGCTGTTTTTTCAGTTTCCCAATCACTCCATTTATGCCCTAATGCTTGCGCTAAGACCTGTCCACATTCAATGCATTTCTGTGATTCTGTACAGGTTGCTTCTGTTCCAGGAGTGTGATCTCCGCTCTTAACAAGAATAGCTCCACACACCGTACACTTTTGAGGTTTTGTACATGTTGCTTTATCTCCTGGTTTATGTCCAAGTGCTGATTTTAAAACTTTTCCACATTCTGTACATTTCTGTGGCGTGGTACATGTTGCAGCTGGTCCCGGCTCATGCTGCCCGATTGTGCATCCGCTTACAGTAGGTACTGGAACTTTTACATCGTACAGATCAGCAACCTCGACACTTTTAGAATGCACAATTCCTTTATTATAAAAATTTCCTCTTGGATAATATACAATTTGTCCATCAACCATATGTGATGCTCTTTTTTCCAGAACATTATTATTGTAATAGTTACGGCAATAAACATTACCAGATACATTAATTGTTCCATAATTATAAAAACTTCCGAGAATATACAAATTGCCCTTAACAGTTAAATCACCGTAAAATGTATAAGTGGCATTATCCCCAATATACATGTTTCTCGCGACAACTCTTCCACTATACTCCATGATGTCATTGTTTGTTACAAAATCCCCTTCTTCTGTAGTTCCCATTGATACATTGATCCTGGATGCATATACAGGAGCTGCTACGCTGATTCCAGCCAGAAGCATAATTAATAGTAAACATTTTCTTATCTTTTTCATGTTAACTTTCCTCCCTTTGTTTTGATTATATTATACTATTGCAGTTAGGAAAAAGATAGATGGATTTTTGCTGAAAGCTTTTATATTTACTTATGTTTTGTTACATGTTATTATATTTTTACACAAAAAACCGACTCCTGCGACCAACAGGAACCGGTTTAATAAATAAGATAATCTCGGAGAAAATCTTACCTACACCATGATTATATCATCTCCTGGATTATCACACAAGTAAAAAAAAGGAGAATGATAAAATGAATGAATCAGTATGTATCTATTTAAGGAAATCCAGAGCCGATCGGGAAGCTGAAGCACACGGAGAGGGTGAAACTCTTGCCAGACATGAACGGATCCTGTTAGATCTTGCAAAGAAAAAAGAGTACATTGTGGGCGCAATTTACCGCGAAGTGGTATCTGGCGAAACCATCGCCGACCGCCCTGTTATGCAGCAACTCCTTCACGAAGTAGAATCCGGCATGTGGGACGGTGTTTTGGTTGTCGAAGTAGAGCGTCTTGCCAGAGGTGATACAATTGACCAAGGTGTTGTATCCAGGGCTTTTCAATACTCTGACACGAAGATTATTACCCCTACAAAAATATATGACCCAAACAACGAATTCGATGAAGAGTATTTTGAGTTTGGGCTATTTATGAGCCGCAGAGAGTATAAAACCATCAAGCGCCGACTGAACGCCGGAAGAATCTCATCGGTAAAAGAGGGTAAGTATTGCGGCAACAAACCACCTTACGGATACGAAAGAGTTAAGCTCGAAAAAGAAAAAGGCTATACTCTCCGACCTGTTCCGGCTCAGGCTGAGATTGTAAAAATGATCTACACCTGGTATGCCGGTGATGGCTGCGAACAAATTGGAGTCGCGAAGATTGCACGGAAATTAAATGAAATGGGAATAGAATCTGCACTGGGCGGCGACTGGACTCCTGCCAGTATACAGGGAATTCTGACAAATCCGGTATACATCGGGAAAATCCGATGGAATGGGAGAAAAACAGTGAAGACTATACAGAATGGTCAAGTAATTAAGACACGCCCACGATCAAAAGATACTCTTATCTGCGAGGGATTGCATCCAGCCATTATATCGGAGGACCTGTTTAACTCCGTACAGGAAATACGAAAAAAGAACCCACCTCGCCCAGTTAGTATAGCAAACTCGATTCGTAATCCACTTGCCGGAATTGTCTATTGCAGCAAATGCGGTCGCGCCATGGTTCGCCGCCCTTATCAAAAGCGTGGGCAGGAAGATACCCTCATGTGTCCATATACGTCTTGCCCTACAGTAAGCAGTAAGATGTCTCTGGTTGAAAAATCTGTGATTGATGGAATTAGGGAGATTGTGGAGGAATATAAGTTAAACAATGATATTAATACATCTTCAAAGGCTATTGATTGCGGAATAACTTCTAAGCAGAATCTCATACATGAAAAAGAAAACGAGCTAGAAAGCTTAAATGCTCAAAAAGCAAAACAATATGACCTACTCGAACAGGGTATCTATACCACTGAGGTTTTCCTTGAACGTGCCAAAACAATAGCCGCATCTATCCAGTCATGCTCCGCTACTATAGAAAAATTAAAAGAAGAAATCAAACATGACGAGAACATTATAAAACAACGGTCGGATTTTATCCCGCGTTGCGAAGAGTTGCTTGATAATTATTGGAGCCTTGACACGGAATCGAAGAATAAAATGCTTAAGAGTTTGATTGAAAAGGTTGTCTACTCAAAAGATACCAAAAACGCTTATGGGAAAGGCAACGAGATTGGTTTTCAGCTAGACATTTTCCCAAAAATTCAAAAGAATAATTAATGATATCTTCTATGTGCCAACGAACTGGCTCATTGATGTTGTCGGTAATTAAAAAAAAGAAAGTCCCGGGGAATTAACCCCGGGATATTTTTTACTGTTTCTTAATATATTTTGCAGATACAAAGCCATAATACTTTCCTGCAATACGAATATAATACCATTTGCTGCCGTTTTTATCTTTCTGTGTATAATTCATAACTTCTACTTCGTTGCCCTGGTTAAGAGTTGGGTATTTTTTGATGTTCGGGTACTCAGTTCCAGCCCAAGTACGCACATTAAGCACAGTGGCAGTTACATTTCCCTTGAAAAGCACCTGTGTCTTATCCTGTTTGCTTGAAATTACAACTGGCTTATTAACCGATTCTTTTGCAAGATATCCAGTCCAAATCCAACCAATGCCAATTCCGGAAACTTTAACATGCGTCCATTTTCCACTTGTTTTTCCATCAATTTCAACAACGGTTCCTTTATTGATTGAACCCATAACGTAGCCATTCGGTGCCTCACGGACGTACAAGTCATTCACGACTGCTACTCTGGTTCCTGTTTTTTTCCAGGTTGCTGTATCTTCGTAGGACTCCCAGCCAATCCAAACATATCCGTCGATTGCTGGATCGTTGATGGAATAGGATTTATTGCGAACCGCTCCGCCATTTGCCACCACTCCTAGAGCACTGGAAGTATTTCCCTCATTAGTATAAATTCTAGATCCATCAAAATTCTGTACATCTCCAATATGGGAGCCATTTCGGAAAATCAGAAGTGCACCAAGTTTCGGAACGGTATGCCATGTGCCCTGTTTTTTCGACCAGTTTTTTACACTCTGACAGTTATAAAAACCACCACCCATGATTTTGAGCGTATTTGTGATTCCAATTACTTTAACTAGCTTCCAGAATTGATATTCCGCGCACCACGGCTGCCCCTGGCATCCCGGCTGCCCCCAGCTGTCAACATCACTGGCAAATTTAGTGTAATTGTTATATCCTGCATTTTTCTTAAAATCATCCAAATAGGCATTACTTTTCTTTTCAAGGTACCCGCCGTTGGATGCGTAATAATCACCAAGGTTTAAAAATTCCTGTAATTTGCTCATTGTATCATTCCTTTCATATTGATAAGTACATGATACAGCGAGTAATTGTGAATTTCAGCCCCACATTTTTATACAATATACCTACCATGATTAAATTTCACAGAATCATGGCTGTTGTTACCACAAATGGAAGGTACCGTGTTATAATATCCTTGTACCCTTTGTGGTGCTTGGAGCTGAGTTTTTTGATTGGTAGTCGGGAACTCAGCTCCCTTTTTGTTGTTCCGATTTTGATATGCTGATTATAGCATATTCATTTTATGTTTGGTAGTGTTTTGTTATTTTTTTCTTGTTTCTCCAATAAACTCTATAGTGAGACAGGAAAAATGTATGTAAATTACAATGAAACAGATCTGAATGAGCTGTATAGTACTATTCAAACAATCAGTGCGTGCGTATGTCCTCCTAATACTCCTAATATACCGGAGCAATCCACTGGATTTGCGATTACCATTAAATATGATTCTAATGCACAAATGCAAATATATATAGCAATAAATAAAAAAATATATATTCGCAATAGTAATTTGGAATGGACTAAATTGTAAGATTTATCTTGCATTCACAATACAGTGAGCGAAAGCAAAATACTATTGCTCCAGAAGATTACGATACATATACAAGAGATTTTAATATTTGTGACGGAACGCAATTGGTATTGGCAAATCCAGAAATCCTTAATACACCACAAACTGAAAAATATTTTTGTGTTTTCAGTTCAATCTGCGGTCATCAAATAGGGGGTGCAATTCGCATTAGAATACATATCCCAAAAGATGTATTGTCGTCTAATTTGGGGTGAATGGTTTCCATGGAAACAAATACAATAAACCTTTTGCATCAATAAAAAGCATTCTTTCACAAACTTTAATTATAAGTATGATAACTGTCCCGATCCAAGCGCAATGCAAATGGCATAATTTGGAATTTCAATAATAGTAGAAGTTTTTGTTGTACTGTTTACTGCAATAGTAATTTCGCCCAAATGGATAATATGAGCATTTTGATGCAAAGAAATTATATCGAAAAATATTTTTCCACCAAGTTGTCCTACTATAATAATAGTGTCATAATCTTGCGTTGAAACTAAGGTTACGGTTTTTCCGTTTGGAAGTAAGATCATCTTTTTAGTCTCACTATTTAGTGCATTTATTGCCCCGATGATTGTCTTATTATTTGTCTCCAATTTTGAGATAACAGCCGTTGCCATTTTATCAACTACATAATCCCAAAACTTGCTCATTAGTCCGCGCTTGTTCTTTTCGTCAGTGGAATCCAACAGCATAACTTCATCATTATCCGATAAAGCTGTACTTTTCTGTGTGTAATTTTTCCAAGTATTATTAGCCATAGTCTTATACCTCCATTGAAATATGTTGTTTGATAAGTTGCTTTAATTCATTCAATTCCGCTTTCACGGAATCAAGCTCGGATTGTAGATTTTTAACTTTTTCATGTTCATTTTTCAGCATTGCGAACATACATGGAATCATAATACGGTAGTTCCAGTTCTCAGCACGTCCTTTTTCGTTATGATCGACAGCGATTGGAAATCTTCGGTCAATATCCTCCGCGATGAACATTGGCATTTCTTTACCGCACCGTTCGTCTTGCTCCATAAGATATCCGTCTTTGTACTTCGCCCAGATTACCTTGATTTTATAGAGGTCTTCCAGTTCGTCTTCTTTTACGGTTTTCCCGAGTACTTTATAATGCATAGAGGATGACGCAATTGTTCCGACATCTCCATTATTATTTTTCCCCAAGTTACTACCGGTTATAAGCTTAGGCATTTCTGGCACATTGAGAGTCAGAGAACTGCTTCCGGTTGTCTCAACTTTCATCCTAGATACTGTTTTTAAAAGAAGACCAGCTTGTTTGCTCTCCAAAACAGTCCAATATCCATCAGAGTATTGCGCGGATAAATCAAGAAGTCCATGAACAAGGGAGGAATCGTAACCAGCTGTAGCTACAGATTCATTTATCTGGAACCACTCTTTTCCCTTGAAGTTTTTAAACCCAACCGAGTTATCTATTTGGGTTATTATATTTCCATTCGCGTCATACACCTCAAAGGTGCCATATCCATTATTCGGACCGCCAAGCTTCAACGTTCCGCCTTTTGCATAAGTGAACGAAATATATAACTGGTTGCCCTCTTTATAAATTCCTTTCATGGAACCATTATTTGTAAGAAGATTAAATATCTCTTCATGGGTAAGTGCGTCCACATCTATCACCACAGGGACAGATTGCATATCCAGCTGATTTGTAGTTCCATCTGCTGCATACAGGATAAATCTAACAGACACAATGCTTCTATCCAGTGAGCTAACAGTATAACTTTTACTCGGCTCATTTACAGTTGAAACCAATACGTTTGTAAATGTAGAGCCATCCATGGAAGTCTGCACATACCATCTACCGGAATATGCCGTTCTTGTAGCACTGTCACCATCTCGATAATAAGCTTTTGCCGTAATTGTACTTGGTACAACCTTGTCATTCTGACCTCGTTTTAGGATATTAGATGAAAGCTCGATAAAATATGTCCTGCCAGGTACACCTTGTTCTCCTTTATCGCCCTGTTCACCTTTTATCTTCGTCCAGCTATATTTTGTCGGGTCAATGGAATCATCCGGCGTGTCGTAATCAGTATATTGGCCAATATACTGCTTTCCGGCGCTGACAACTACATCAAAGCCAGTTTTTCCGTCAGCACTATTCGCATAAGCTATGTGGAAATATGGCGTCTTTCCGTCCGCACCTGCTTTTCCAGGGATGCCTTGTGCGCCATTCGCGCCTTTTACAAGTGTCCACGCGTAATCATCTGGATTAGTACTATCTTGCTCGGTAAAATCCGCATACATACCGATATACTCACGATTACTGTCCGACACAGAGAAATCTGTTTTTCCATCCGCAGAATTCGCATAGGCAATGTGTGTATAACTTGTTTTTCCATCTTTTCCGTCTGCTCCATCCTTGCCATCAGAACCGTTTTCCCCATCAGCGCCTTTGTATCGTGTCCATGTATAATCAGCCGGATCATCACTTTCCGTTGGCGTTTCCTTATTATTTGCAATTCCGATATACGCAACATATTCTGGCTCCAGATAGATTGGATTTCCTACAGTATCACATATTGTATTCCCATCTGTATCAATCCATGGAACAGTATCTGGGTTATCTGACATATCTTCGCCGTTTGGCATAGAAGCGTATTTAATCCAGGTATATCCATTCTTTCCGGGCTGTCCATCATCCCCGCGAAATTTCGCCCAGGTATAGGCAGCTGGATCCGTGCTGTCATCCTGTAAATAATCTGTGTAAGTACCAATATAAATATCTGGTGTCTTTGTCATCTGTCCAGATGTTGGATTTTCTACCGGAGCATATTTAATATGCAAATACGGCGTTTTACCATCCGCCCCGGGAGTTCCAGGAATTCCTTGTTCTCCTCTCGGTCCTTGTGGGCCTTGAATACCTTGTTCTCCTTGTGGTCCCGGTATGCCTTGGTCTCCTTTTGGTCCCTGGAGACCGTCAACACCATTTGTACCATTTTTCCCAGCATAAATTTTAGCCAGCGAAAATCTTTTAACTACTGATAAAACACTGATATATGTTGCTTTGATGTCTACCCATCCATCGTCAGTGGATAATGCTGTTACTGTGTATGTCTTGGTCGCATTATTCCAGGATCCTGTTACGCTATCCGATTTAATAATTGTAAATTTACAATCAGATGTAATATCCTGTGTTCCGTACATCACGACTGCCTGCGTACTCACGTTGCCTGGAAATGTTCCGTAATTTCCGTCAGAATCAACAGAAATGCCCTGGTATTCGTTGCTCAACTGCAATGTCATATTCTTTGCAAGAGCTGCCGCTTCCTGCGCGGATTTAGCTGCCGCTAAAGCATCCTCGGAATCCTGTAATGCTTTTGTTACGTCCGTGTCTTTTAATCTTTCCCAGTAATACCCTTTTCCATCATTGCGGAATCTGTAAGCATGGCTGTCTCCATCATAATACAGATCACCTACATGCTTACTCATTTCTGTATCAGTTAGCCACTCGTTTGCCGGGTAATTGCTAAGTGTAGGTGCAGGAGTCCCGGTCCAGGTATTGATATTTCCGTCAATCTGACCTTGCATACTGTTTAACAGTCCGTCCAAATGTGATGCACCGATTCGCACGGATGCGCCGTCAATTACAATCTGGTTATTATCAATATCGGCTGAAAAGATAATCTTTCCGTTTGTGTCACGAACGACTAACGCGCCGGCATTAATATAACTTGCATTGATTCCCTCTGCATACAGAAGCCTTGCAATAAGCTCTCCATTAATATTTAATCCGTAAGGATATGTCTTTCCTCCATCCATGGAAATGCCGATTGCTTCTGCCGTAAACTTCCATACAATATCAGATTCTTCCAGTGTAGGCTTATTGTGCGCATAATAGATATTGCTACCATCATCCTGTGGCTCTACAGTCATGTATAAACCACCAGAAGTTTTAAGCGTATTATTAAGCCTTTCAACGGCTTTTTCGCGCTCTGTGCGTTCATCCTTAACAAGTTGTCTTGCTTCTACCAGTGCTTTTGTAGCTGCTGACATATATGTACTGCTATTTCGGACAGGATCATCTGCCTGAGTTTTTACAGTGGTAATGCCATTTAACGGAGATGATACATCAGTGATTGGCGTAAGATATTTGTTGCCATTTCGATCAAAACTGTACGACATGTCACCAAACTCTAACAGAGGATTATAAATCAGATCCCCTTGCAGATTTCGAAATTTAGCCCCGACCAAATTACCGCCAATCCATGCCGCTACAGTTCCGAGGTCACTGTCAGGCAGAAGATTGTTTTCTAACTCCAACACATATCCAGCAGTTCCAAACAGGGATTCAGATTCTTTGTTTTTTACTCTGATACCAGTAATTACAATATCATCACTGGAAAGTGTAGGACTACTCACGTAATCCTCTAATTTAAACGGAACTAAGGAGCCGTTTTCGACAGCTCCAAAATTCCATTTTATAAACTGCAAATAACCTCTGCTGTCAATTCTGGCGTTTGCTGTCTCTAGCATTGCCGCCCATCCGATCAATTGTCGGAATGTCATATTATCTGGGAGCGCTGTGACAATTACATTTCCATGTGCCATAGAGGAAAACCCAATAGGGATATTCAAACTCTCGCAAGCGTCTCTTACCAGCGCAATAATCGGCTGTGGAAGCGTCAGAGCACTATAATATTTAGCATTGGTTTTATACATGTCATCCAGCGCCGTAAAGCTCAATATTTCGCCGTATTGCTCTGGCGTGGTAATTGTATAGATACCCTTGTCAATCGTCTCGTATCGGTCTTCTGAGGCGGCTCTGGAAAGGACTATGCTGTTTCCATCAGTATCGAGAATTGGCTCATAAAAATCATTCATCCAAATTGATTCACTGGCTGGTTCTGCAACGGAAGTCTGGAGTTTCAAATAGGCGTGAACTTTTGCCTGGTAGAAATTATAATCTTTCCACTGATCCTCTGTATTGTCCAGTTCAAGCTTCATTGTTTTGCAGACTGTAGCGCCGACTGGGAAACTGCTACTCTCCGCGCAATCGGAAAAGTCATTGTTGCCGATCATAATCTCGTTTTCAAGTGTCTTTGTCGTTCCGTCAGCAAAGGTGATCTCCACGATTTCAATTACTTGCTCACCATCCTGCAACTTTTCTTTAAAAGTATTTGATACATTAATCAAGTGGATTCACCCCCTGCATATTAAACGATATCTCAGAGTAATACTCTCCAACATGCCTTATATTGTAGTGCATTTTTCCAACATAAAATTTTTCTGATCGCCATTCGTTTTTATGCGCCAGCCAATGATATAAAATAAATGGTTTTCCTTTTATGATTGCATTTACCAGATTAGTTGATTTCTCGTCAACCGGCACATTAGTTGCATTATAACTGTATTGGATTACTGTAAAAAGTGGAGTTATCAATGCAACTCCTTTTTGAGTTCGGTTACTTCCTTCTGAATAGGTGGTTTCAAAACTACACTGCATGTCCTCATCTGGCTGAGGAATGAGAAGTCCATTTATCTTATATCTATCAGTTATTGATTTACTTATCGGAAATGACACGTTCTCACCTCCTATGCCAGTTCAAACGGATTTGTACCGCTTGCATCACGCCTTAACTTTGCTTCGTCAATCATCTCATCAAATATCGTTCTGCGGTTCAACTGCGCTATAAATCTGTAATTTCCTCCACTGCTCTGATTTCCGCCAGTTTCCTCTCTCACGATCTGTCTTAACAGGTCTTCTGGTGCTTCCAGGTTGCGCCCATTCTTCTGATCTCCAAGCACTGCAAGGAACTCTGATCTTGGCGGAATAACGGCACCTTTTGCAAGATATGGAATTGTAGGAACTCTTGGGAAATTAGCCGTAAATCCAATTGTCCTTGAGCCAAACGGAGTTGGAACCTTCCACGGTCCAAATGTAAATGCTGATTCAATGCCGCCGATTGCACTGTTTACAGTTCCAATAGCGCTGTTTGCAATTCCAATTACCTTATTTAAAATATCTCGAATGGTTGTCTTTATCCCCTCAAAAACTTCAACAACTTTGTTCTTTGCAGCTGTAAATTTATCAACGATTGCATCATGAATAGCATTTACTTTTCTGTCAACAAATGTTGTTATACTTTCCCATATAGATGACGTTTTTTCTGATACAGAATCCCAAATTCTTGTAATTTTAGACTTTATTCCATCAAATACTGTCGAGACTGTAGTTTTTATTGCTTCCCACGTATTAGACAGCCATGTTTTTATAGCATTCCATATTGTAACAGTAACTGTTTTTATTGCGTTCCAAGAAAGAGAAATGATACTTTTTATTATTGTTAATGCGGTTTCCACTATTCCATTAATAGCTTCCCAGGCTCCAGATATAATATCTTTTATAAGGTTCCATACACCTCTTGCAATTTCTTTGATTCCGTTCCATGCCAGTTCCCAATCTCCTGTAAAAACTCCTTTCAGAAAATCAATAACTCCGCTCAGAACATCTAATACATCTCCAATAATTTTAATAACGGATTTTATTGCTTCTATAACAGTGCTACCAATTACATTTGCCACGTCTGCTATTACTGGAATTGCATTCGATATAATCCAGCTAATTATTGGGACTAAAATATTTTCCCAAAGCTCTTTTAAGATATCTATTAATTTGCCAAGAAACGTTTGGACCTTTACAAACATTTCTCCCAATTCCCCATCCATAAGCTCTTTTATTTTAGAAGCCAAACCTTGCAGAACCGGTAGAATATATGTGTTATATCCATCTATTAAAGTTCCAAAAATGGTTGAAAGTCCATTAGCTATTGAATCGAAAAAAGGTTTTAAATGCTCGTCGTATAATGCGGTCACCAAATCAGAAAGATTTTGAATAACTGTCGATAATCCATCGGTTATTGTTTCGATAACCCCAAGTGTTCCTTCGACTGCGCTTTTTAATATATCCTTATTATCAATGAACGGCTGTGCGATCATATTCAGCATATCTCTTCCAAGTCTTGCACATAATCCCATAGCAGTCATTGAGATATTTGAGAATATCCCTATGATATTGGCTGTTATCTGCTGCGCAATTTCTCCACCAAATGCAGAAAACACCTCTGCTAGAGCGGATGAAAAATTTCCTTCAATTTGAGCAACCTCAGATCCAATATCAAACATATCAATTAAATATGTTTTTATTCTACTGGTGTTTTGCTTTAGAAATTTTTCTATTCCTCCAATAAGATTTTGAGCAATTGTTATTCCAATCCTCAAAAAAGATCCAGATACTCTTCCAATGGAATAGGCAAATGTATCTAAAAAATCACTTGCCGCTCCAATTACTTCTGGATCAGTAAATATATTCTGCAAGGATTTCCCGATAGAGTTAATATTTTCCTTAATATCATCAAAAATCGGTTTGTAATCGCCTAGTCCATCCCAGAATCCTTTTGATAGCAATTTGGCTAATTTTTTAAACTTCTTTATTATGGCGTCAAGCGGCTTGGACATTTTTTCAATAGTCGTTTCGCCTTCTGCAAGTTTTCCGTAATCCACATTGCTTACTGCACCAGATAATCCTCCAGACGCTCCACCACTCCCACCAGATGAAGATGGTATGGAAGAGCTACTATCTGTAGAAGTAGCTTTGTGTATTTCGTCTAATGAAGAAAGATAATTTTTTGTTTCTTTATTTGCCTTTTTCGTAGCCTTAGAATTGTCATTTGTGGCATCTGTAAGCTGTTCTGCATTATCTGCTGCCTGTCCATACTGATCTGCTGTATCTGCAATCACGTCTGTTCCGGCAAGACCTGCTCCACTTCCACTTGTCTGACCAGAAGATTTCTTTCCAGTGATAAGCTCTGTGAAGCTTTTGAAAGCATTCGCCAGAGTTGCCAGTTTACCAAGTAAAATATTGATTATTTTCAGAACAGGTGTGAAAATATTAATCAGTCCCTGTCCGACTGTTGCTTTGAGAGATTGCAGCTGTAACTGCATCACTCGCACTTGGTTCGCCCAGCTGCCAGAAGTACGGATGAAGTCACCAGATGCGGCTGATAACTGCTTCTGCACAAAAGCCAGACGGAGAGCTACTTTCTCCTGCTCGGTCATGGCGGATGTGGTCTTACCGTAGCCATTTGCAAGTGCATATTGGTCAAGTGCCGACTGGGTCATTACCACGCCCAAATCTTTCAGCGTTTCCGTTTCGCCCGTAAACACTGATTTCAGCTTGATATAAGCCAAGTCCTGACTGATGTTATAGAATGATGCCACATCACCAGTCAGCCGCGTCAAAGCCGTTGACATATCGTAAGCCTGTGATTCTGAGAATCCGAACGACTTAGACATTGCTCCGAACGTTCCGACATACCGTTTAGCCATTGTCTCTGATAGTCCGGCTGAGGTCATAGCATTCTTTGCAAATTCGTTTACCTTGTCAGACATGGTTGTGAATGTAACATCAACCACGTTCTGAACTTCTGCGAGGTCGGAACCAAGTTCTATAGATTCTTTACCAAACTGAATTAGCTTGCCAACAGCAAACGCCGAGCCAATTAGTAAAGCTATCCTTTTCAACTTAGACGAAGCAGAGCTAGCTACATTACTAAAGCCAGTTGAAAATTCTCTTTGCATATCATCGGACGTTTTCTTAGATTGATTTCCAATTCCACGGATATGTTTTTTTACTCTTGCTGTTGAACCAGAACTGCTTCTTTCAATATGGCTCCATGCAGTAGTAAAAGCTTCACTTGCAGAGTATCCCTCTTTTCTATATATAGAAGCGATTAATGAAGCTTTTTGTTTTGCACTTTTTGAAGTATCTTCTAATATTGCGTTTATTTTTGCATTTTCAGTTTTTACAACTTTTACTGTATCAACAGATGATTTAGAAAAAAAAGATGTAATATTGCTAGAAATTTGCTTTACTTTTCCGCTCAGTGCACCAAATGACTGTTTTATATCATATACACCGCTTTTTATATTTGATGTATCAATCCTGGTATCAATAATGACTGAGCCATCAGCAGCCATGTGTCCACCTCCTAACTATTTGAGGTTCAACATCTCATTCAGCGCATCTTTATACGCTTGCTCTTCTTCGCTGAGACGTGTTTTTATATCAATAATGTTCTTATTCTCTTGATAGAATTTCTTTTCCCATTTATCCAGACGTTCGCCTTTTACTTTTTTTGACCGGATTCCAACAACTGTGTTAAACAGGCACTCACCAGATTCCATAAAGTATCCGAAAAACGTCCACCAGTGCATATATGGTATAGATCTGATTTCTTTTCCGGCAACCTTGTTTACAGCCGGTACAATCATATCTCCGTCCTGTTCCCAGTCCATTAAACGGGGCTTCGGGTGGTTTGAATTATCGTCCAACTGTCCGCAGTCGATGAACTCCGATGCTTTCTGGCAAGCTTCGTCCAAGCACTCAGCCGGTATGCTCTGCCAGTCCTCAAACAGAATCTGTAACATAACAACTGCTTTCGCCTGCTCGTCCAGTTCTGGATCATTCATAGCTATGAGAATATCAATAATCGCGCGAAAATCCGTTCTGATAGAAAAATCCACCCCACTTATGTTCAGTGAGGTGGGTAGCTCATAGGCGGTCATTTTGTATATTTCTCCACGTACTTATTGACTGCCGTCTGCATTTTCTTCTTTCTCTTTTCAATTTCCGGTGCGATTGCTTCTGCGATCTTATCCAGAACAATGTAAGCGAATACCTGGCCATTACCGAATACAGTTGTTGCGGTAATTGGTTCTTTAAACAGGTCCTTGGATGCTTCATATCCAAGCAGATAGTTGATTTTGTCCTCAATCTGTTTATTCAGTTCTGCCATTTCTTTACCAGAAGTGACTTTCTGGATAGACTCTTTAAGCTGTTCAAAGTATTCTGCCGTTTCTTCTGCACGTGCTGCTACATTAATGTCGGTTGGATTCAGCTTGAAAGAAGAAAAAACTTCGTCTTCATTGTTTGTGAATGTAAAAATGAGAATTCCATCATCAATTTTGGTGTTAATTATTTTTGCCATTTAGCGCGCCCTCCTTGTATATGTGCTTATTCACTGTCAGCTGTGAATGTACCGGAACTGATATCAAATTTTCCTTTTACACGTTCGCCAACATAGTTGACAGTAAATGGAATCTGATAGCCGGATGTATCACCACCGTAGGAGGTTGGCACAACATAACAATCCTGCTGGTATGCTTCATACTTGCCTGCCGTGGCTTCTGTCCAAAGGTGGACCTCAACTGCTTTTGTTTTGAGGTTATCGTCTTTGAGACGTCCGTCTACAATCTTCTGCAATGCTGTAAACAGATCAGAAGTAGTGTCTGCATAGAATGGATCAGCATCAGAAGATACCTCGTAGCCGTTGTGTTTGAATGTGGATTCTCCAAGAATATTTTTAGATGTTTCGGTATCAGGGTTGAGCTCGATGTTGTACTCTTCCAGATCCTTTCCAAGACGCTCATATTTCTGTGTCAGCCCTCCGCACAGAGAACCTGCATCAATATAATGAGCCATGTATTTACGATCAATTTTTCCTGTAACTGCCATAGAAATGTCCTTTCTGCCTATAACTTTTAAAAGGCTGTGTAGGTTAGCGACTATCTCCGATTGATAGCCGGTTAATTGTTATATTTAAGTGATGCAATCACCATTTTTCCCAGTCATATTCATATTTGACTGTGATCGGAAGCAACCAGTCCTGTACGCCGTTCTCCTGCGGCTCTGTTCCGTAGGAATTATCGCGAATGATGCGTTTTATCACTCGTCCTCTGGAAAGCTCTGGAAAAGCGGATAAGCGCGTCTCAGTGCCATCTACTGTGACTGGTTCCCGGCAAATCCACTTGCCAAGGTTGTCCAGAAACTTCTGAACAGATAGCTTCTGGCGCTCCTTTTCGGAAGCTGTGCGATATACCACGATAAACGGATACTGGCACACCTGGTGCATCGTTCCGCATACATCCTCTTTTTCTGAATAGATTAATGCTCCTGTATCCGCAAAGAATGAGATACCGCTATCAGTTCCCAGTTCCTCATATTTGATTGTTTCGTTTTCATACAGTCCAGGATACTGATTCAGTAAAGCTTTCATGGCTTCTGTCAGAATCTCATATCCCTCTGCGTCCTTACCGATCGGTTTATCCGCCATATTACATCCTACTTTCCTAATATTTCAAAATGTGGTATCAGTGTATATGGTCCGCCCGCACTGGTGACTTTAAAGACATTGTCCTTGTTCTGGTTCATGTATTGATAAAATCCATTTCTGTAATCACCATCAGTTACTATTCCACCAGTCCACTCGCCCTCCCAGAAGAACGATTCGTCTGAGAATGTAATAGTATCCTCCAGAGCGTTGTTAATCTGCCTTTTCCACTCTTTAGGCGGTACATATGGGAGGATCTTGCCATTCCTGTCAGCAATGGTTATATCGCCATTCTGGACAGTATATCGAATGTGCAACTGTGCGTTGTCAGTTGCGTCTGGTCCGTATTTTTTAAGGATTGCTCCTTTGTCCGTAATGAGGTCAACGCCGGATAAAACATGAGGATACCAGTACGCGTCTCCAGTTGTTTTGCTTTCATAATAGTTGAAAACTGTTACTGTTTTTTCGTACATGATATCCTCTCCTTAATCATTTATTTTTCAGCTTATCCACGTCAACCTTGGACGTTCGTTTCCACAATTCCGTAATTTTCTCCCATCCGAACATGGAAATAAACGCCACAATAAACCCAGCCATGATAGCTGCTAAAATCATGTACCACAATATTGTCACGTGGATATACTGCATATACGCCACAAAAGCGGCTACAGTAATTCCGATAGACAGTACAAGTACCAAGGCATCTGTCGGAATCTTAGACAAGAACCCAACATTTTTAATCACCTGCGTAATCACAGACACACAAAACGCCAGAACACTGATTACTGCCAGAATCAGAGTTACATTTGTAAATAATGCTTCCATTATTTATCACCTCCCAAATCAATTTTTCCAGACATTAAATCTGTTAAAAGTGCATCTCTCAATTCTACTAAGTACCTGTTTTCTTCATTGTTCAGATACATTATGTGCTGTTTCCACATCTGCAAAATTGAAAGTAATATAGTTGATATGCTGTTCTTGCTTCCGTTTTCAAATTTCAGTTCTCCTGCTTTCTTTGTCATGGAAATAAAATTTTCTTTTTCGATTTTCTTTCCAGTAAAAACAAGCATTTGATTCATGGAATCCGCTGTTTCTTCCGACTGTTTGAACATCTGGAATATGTCATATAATCCGATTGATTTTGCAAGTGTTTCATTCATTGTCAGTTTGAGACCATTTTTCTCATTGATAACTCTGTTTAAGTCGTCAATGATTTCTCCATAATCTCTGTGAGTGAAATCATTTTCTTGAAATTCAATGTATCTTGATGGAACAAGACAGTAATCATTTTCAGAAATTGTTTGAACAGATACGCTTTTTGAAAATTCCGGAATGCTTTTCTGGTTGATGATAGAATCAATAGCACTTTCCATCTGTTCATCAGAAAACACATTAACAGCTTTTTTATACGTTCTATTTTCGTGACTTGCTCCGCCAAACTGTCCATTTTGTTCTCTTTGTTCTACATCGCAAGTTTTGCGCATATCTAAAAATGCAATATGCGTTGTCTCTTTTTTCTTGCTCAAAGTTAAAAGGCAAGTTGGTATTGATGTAGCTTCAAACATTTTATCGGGGCATAAGATAACTGATTCTATAAGATTCTTTTTAACAAGATATTGCCTTATCCGTTTTTCACTCACCACTTCGGAAGATAATACCCCACATGGAAGAATCATTGAAACCTTTTCATTGCAGTTATCTAATGCAGTCAGAATAAAAGCGTAATTTGCATTGTTTTCTGACGGCAACTCACAGTCATTAAAGCGAGGTTGCAACTGTGCAAACGGCGGTATCTTCCACTTCATATTATATGGTGGATTTGAAATACAACTATCTGTCTTTTCTGGCTTAAAATTTTCTATCTTTTTTACAGAAGAATATTTATCACCTTTCTTTACAAGATAAGTTGCAAAAACTTCATCCTGCAATGCATCGCCATTTACAACAACTGCATCAATATTTCTTGCCGCCAAATTGAAAAGCAAAATCGGAATAACCGTTTTATCGTACTCATAACATACGAATTTCAATTCATTATTCAGATTCCATTTTTGAATAGTCAACGCACCACTTCCGGCACATAAATCATATACAGTGTGTTCATTTTCTGTCCGTACCAGTTTTCCGACAAATTTTGCCAGTGAAACAGGCGTGTAATCCTGCATCTTTACTTTTCTATCGGCAAGGTAATACTGGAAGATCTTCTGTAACCAATCAATAGACAAGTCCTCTACCAGATTACAGAATTTGTCGAAATATTCCGTTTTTCCATTCAGTACAATTTCCATCAAAGAATCTGGAATCTGTTCTGGGCTTTCGATCTTCAACAGTTCTATTACTTTACTGGTGAGTTCTTTTAATTCCATAATTACACTCCTGCATACAATACTGGTATTCCATCATCTGTCCTCACTCCCATTAACAGCGGTAAAGCTGTTTTAAGGAGCAAATCATTTGTTTTCTGCGTATCTCCAACAGCACTGTATACCGCACTCCACTCCTTCGCACTCGCTCCGATCTGTTGAGGAGTTGCATAGGAAATGGATTCACTGCCAGAACTTACAGATGTTACAACTCCTGTCGTGCTACCACCAGACCCGATTGCAGTTGATGTACCGCTCACAGCGGCATTGGTAGCATTCTTCTCAGCAAGCTCAATCTGATACATTAATTCAGCTAATGAACAGACCGCCTTTTTGATGCGTTTCTGTGAGCGTTCATTTGTCGGCAGTCCATCCACCAACCTGTAGAATGTCATCAAATCCACAAAATCACTGGCTCTTTCTGCCACCCGTGGGAAGTCGGCTTCTGGCACGACATTGCCGAATGATTCTGTATAGAATTTATAATCTGCATAAGCCATGCCAGTTACCTCCTAGTCGATCATCATTTTGCTGTTACAGTTGCGTGTCCGGCACTCAGTGCTTTATAGGTACTGTCGCACTCAACCACTGTGATTACCTGCCCTGTTGTTGCGGTAATGTCAGATTCTCCATCCCACGCACTCCAGTTCTTCACATTCTGTCCGTAGTCTACGGAAGTCTCAGATGATGCAACTTTGTACTTATACACATTTCCTGCGTTTGCTTTTGCCGGAGTAACAGTCACTTTTGTATCTCCACTCTTACTTCCCGCTGCGGAGTTTACAGTGAGAGTTCCAAGTGTCTGAGTTGCGTTGATAGTTCCAACAGCAATAGCATCAATGTACTCTGCAAAAAGTGTAAGACCCATGATCGCAAACGCTTCAGATACTGCTGTATGGTAATTGCCCTGTGTATGGAATCCGATCAAATTCGTCTCACCGGATACAGTGTATACAAGTCCTGCTCTTGCGAAATCAGATTCGTTCGGATCCACGTAGTAAAGAACGATGTTCTCCACAGGTGTAGCAATAACTGTTCCTCTCGGGATCTCGCTGTCGGATAATAGGAAGATTGTGTTGAATCCCAGGAAGTCTTTCATGTACTGGAAGCCGAACTGGTTCTGAATAGTGATATCAGCTGCACCGATATACTCATACACATCCAGGATATTTACAAATCCAACAACACCAGTCACATTTCTGTGCATCTGCTTGAATTTGTTTTCTACACGACCCTTAGCCATTGCCAGAGCCATCTGGAAAGTGGTTTCTGTAAATGAGAGAGTACCTGTTTTCAAATAGTTGTAAAATCTTTCAGTAACATTGGTCTGAAGCTGGAAAAGGAATTCATCATCAGTCATTTGAACAGCGTTCTCATAACCGTGATCCTTGATTGCTTCGATAGATACAGCCTTTGCGTACTTCTCAATACTCATTTCTGCATAAGGCTTCTCTTTTACAGTGAATTTGCTGTAAGGGATTTCTTCACCCTCTTTAACATTTCCATCCTGCAATGTGCCTTCTGCGTATTTTGATTTAAGAACCGCTCCGGGTGTCTTTTTGATTGGACGCATGATACCAAGAATCTCGCGTAAGTGTTCCCAGTTTCTTTCGAATCTGGTTACAAAGTCAATCTCACGCGCTGTGACCTGAATATCATTACTCATAATAAGATTAGCTTTTGCTGCCATATAAAAAATCCTTTCTACCCATAACTATTAAGGTATTGGGTTAGCGGCTATACTCTGGTGTATAGTCGGTGAAAAAAATCACTGGAACAACTGGATATTCTGAGCAATTGCAGCCTGTCTCGCGGACGGGTCTTTGATTGCTTCAATATCTTTCTTTGTCATGCTTCCCGGTGTCTGCTGCTGTCCAACATGAGTAGTAAACCTTGCCTGGTTCTGCTGAGCCTGCTGCTGAGATTCATCCACAAAAGCGGATGCGTCAGACTGTTTCATCTGCTCAATCAGATCATTTAATCCGAGAATTTTGCCGTTTTTCAGTTTGAGGCCTGCTTCTTTAATGTCTGCCATAACAGACTTCTTTGCTGCTTCACTGGAAAACTTAACATCATCGAGTGCTGTTTTCAGAGCGTCTGAGAAATCTCTGTCGTAGATTTTTGCGTTGAACTCTTTCTCTGCATCCTCGGCTTTTTTCTTCCATCCGGCAAGCTCTGTCTGAATGTTCGCCGGGTCAATACCGTCAAACCCTTTTAAGGTTTCCTCTGCTGTCTCAGCACGTTCTTTCCAGTTATCACGTTCTCCCTCGACTTTCGACAGGGTTTTTGCAACTTCCTTAGCATTCTTATAATGCTCAGAGAGTGCCTTTTTAACATCTGCCTGCTTATCCTCCGGGATTTCAATTCCAAATGATTTTAATGTGTCAATAAGTTTCTGCATATATATCCTCCTGGTCGTGTTTATTGACCTGCCGCCGCAGGTAAATGGATTAAGCCAGTTAGACCACTGGCAAGGTAATGGGAAAGATAGGAATTGAACCTATAATGTTTACCACGAGGGAACGGTTTTACAGACCGCCGCAACACTGCCAATAGTTGCCACTTTCCCAGAAGACACCTTTTCGGGACTATTTGGATTAAATTCCAGTCCACAGGATAAGGATAAACCTATAATCGGAATGGCAGGAATCGAACCTGCGGCACATAGCTTATAAGGCTACTGCTCTACCACTGAGCTACATTCCATATAACCCGGATTCCCGGGTTAGCAAGGTATTTATCGTGTTATGCCTGCCACTATCCGACTTTCACGGAGATGTTGTTTCATTCATAAGGAGGTGTTACCAGTCAGTCAAACTGACCAATGAATATGCCGGAAATTGCATCCGCTTTTCAACCTCCAGATTCCGCTCAGATCTGCTTCATCTGTTTCTCTTAAGGGCATATTCACAAAGAAAGGAGGACATGAAACGAAAAAGAAAGCAAAAACTTCTAATCAGCAAGCCCTACAAGGTTCACCACACCTTGCAAGATTATAGTATCACATTTTTTTTAAAAAGTTGTCCCCACATTTGCAAGAGTCAAAGCATACTTCTCAGTTTTTCAACGTATCTTTTAACAAGATCACGCTCTTCCCGGCACTCTGCGTCCTTGGACATATCGCTCATTTCTGTAGTAAGTTCGTCAAGATGTTCTTCCAGAGCGGCAAGCATCTTCCTCTTGCAGTCCTCAGACTTTCCAGAACGATAATTCTGTTTCTGTGTCATATAGTCACTGTAAGTGTCTCGTCCATCAGATCGGCTATAATTTCCTCTTCCGGTTCCGTAGTCGCGACTTTCATCACCGTAAGAGGTGCCACGATCATAATCTGGGTACATCATTCTTCCATCACTGCGGCTGTATCTCCCCATGCCGCCACGTTTTCTTCCGCGCTCGCTGTAATCGTCATTGTATCCGCTACGCATTTCATCAAGGACGGCGTTGTAATACTCCACCTTTTTGTCCCAGTACTGCGTATTTTTTATATCTTTGTACATATCAATCAACTTGTATGTCATTTCCAAGTTTCCAGTGGTCAGCCCACTATCTGCGATTTTGGACAGTTCGTCTTCAATTCTTGCACATAAGTCTTTAATATCTCTCATAACTGCACCTCCTACGCTTCTCTAGTCACGACAATATTTGCGTTCGCAACAGAAACAGCCTGATCGCTTGTGTTCTCTACTGCAACATTAACGCAACATCCACGAGGTACATCAATATAGATGCCAGAGGACACATTATTGTACTGGTCTACTGCTGCCGGTGTGGAAATCATCTGAGAAGAAAGAACCGGCTCACCAGAGATTGCAATAGCCAGAGAAATAGCTCCGACAGTACCGCCTGTTGGAATTGCGATATTACCAGAAAAATCCACAAAGAATCTCGCTTTGCACTGATTAGTCAGTCCTCTTAGAGTTATAATTCCACTTCCCTCTCTGTGTTGAATACAGTTAGAGCCTTTAACTGCTGTGTTTGAAAATACTACATTCCCTTTTGCTGCTACGGTCTGAGCAGCTACATTTGTAAATTCTGCCATAAAAATACTCCTTTCATATCACAAAAGGGCAGGTTTTTGGCCTGCCCCTATGTGTAATACGGCATAAGCCGACATCCGAAATCAATCGAAAGATACTCTCGATATGAAGTTATCAGCAATTGCATCCAGTGTTACATCCGCATCCACATCCGTAATATGTGTTCGGGTTAGGGACCTGGTATGCCGGGATTGGTGCCGGATTGATCGCATTAATGAGCTGCTGTGTCTGAGAAGCCATTGCAGTTGTAAGCAATGCGCTCTGGCGGTCCTGAGAAGCGGCACGTCTGAGGTCATTGTTTTCAGCCTGCAAGTTAGAAATCTTTTCATTGCAAAGATAGTCAAGAATCGCTCTTGTTCCTGCATTCTGACTGTCAATAATGTCTCTTGTGTTGCTGTTCATGGTGTTCTGCAATGCACAGGTGTTCTGCGCCATATTGTAGTTTACACCCTGGATAGCTTCCCTGGTTTCACAACAGCAGTTCGCAAGCTGTGCCTGGAGTGTATTGGTATTCTGCATATTTGCTACAGTGTCAGCATTAATTGCCTGCTGGATGCCGAAACCAGTCTGCATGATGTTTGTGTTGATTCCGTTAAATCCGGTAAGCATACCATTATTCATGGCATAGAAGCCATCACACAGGCCACTATTGATTCCGTCAAGCTTGCTGATCACAGCGGAATTATCAAATCCTCTCTGGATATCCGCCTGAGTAGCTGCTGTGGCTACATATCCGCCGCCGTTTCCATTGTTGCCCCAGCCGTTGTTTCCCCATCCGAAGAAAGCAAAAATGAATAAAACAATAATCCACCAGCTACCATCTCCACCAAACATGCCGTCATTATTTCTACCGTTTCCAGTAGCAGCGGCAATATCTGCTAAGCTATAATTTCCATCCATAGTTATAATCTCCTTTTTTGTATTTACATCAATCTGGCCAGATTGTAATGTACTATTTCATTCCTTTCAACATGTGCTGGAATTGTCCTGCCATCTGTTGAACTTGATTGAGCTGCTGTTGAGAAATCTTTCCAGACTGCAACATTTTCTCGACTTCTGCTTTCGGATCTCCCTTAAAATTCTGTTTAAACTGCATAAACTGCTGCACCATCTGCATTGGTCCGTTTCCCTGCGGCATCCCGCCGCCAAGTGCGTTAAATAATGGATTACTCATCTGCATTTCCTCCATTGATTGCTGATTCCTGTACGGTATTAGCTCTAACAGGTTCAGAAAAAGAATTTAATCTATTTGCTATAGCGTCGAATTTGGCTTTTAAATCGTCGTATTCCTTTCTGGTGACGTATTTACTGTCCATACTCTGAATAGACTGTTTAGGGGGCATCTTAGAACCTACCTCATGATACTCAAACGTCCGTAATGGCTGCGGCATACCGGAAACGTCTGTGGATTTTATAAAGAATTTTTCTGATTCTGAATCCATCAGTAAAACACTTGTCCCGGGTGCTACCAGATAGGATTTTGCGCCGACTTCACCGGATACCCACAGGATACCGCTATTATTCTGCTGGGGTTGCTGTACTGGTTGAGCCGGCATCTGGACAGGCTGTTGCTGGAACTGGTTCATCTGCCCAGGAACGCCAAAACTATATTGATAAGGATTGTTATATAATGCCATCTTATACACCGCCTTTCTGATTATATTTTTGCATAAAAAAAGAACCGGAAACAGGTCGTTTCTGGCTCTAATTAGTATCCAAAAAGTATCAGCACACTTTGATTATTTTATTATTTACTCTCCGACTTAATCTCTTTGCTGTTGATATACTCACGTTCATCTGTTCAGCACAGTATTCAAGCGTGTATTCTTTACATCTCAACCGGAACAATCTTTCTTCATCCGGTGTAAAATTATACTCTACTAAGAATCTGTCTATATCTTTCTTTGTGAACACATATAATTTCATGAGAATACCTCTTATTAATGCAATTAACGCTGATTCTGTGCAAGATAATTTGTAAGCTTCTGTTTTGTTTTTTTTAATTCTTCCACATTATTCCCACTGATCTGACTATCCAGCATGGTTGATAACACTTCCAGAATCAATGAATCACGTTCCGCAATCCTCTGAAGACTCTCGTAATCTCGCTTATCATGTTCTTCCAGTGTCTCAACTCGCTTGTTGAGTCGAAATGCCGGAGTAATCCATTTAAAAACAACAGCTGCTGCCCCTCCAATAATTGATACTCCTCCACAGATTGAAAGAAAAAACTGAATAAATTCCTGTATGCTCATTTAGCTACTCCTTTTCCCAGTAATATACCGGGACTTCATTTCCGGAATCCCATGTATCATAATATTTACCATCTTGTACTGTCACCACATGACCATCTATGCAAAGAATGTATGTACCAGTAGGATAATCTGCGCAGAAATCATTGACTGTATAAATATACCTCTCTGACTGTTCCACAAGCTTTCTGTGATATCCATGCCTTGCCAAATATGATCCCCATACATAGTTGGCACTTGGCATATCTGATAGTGAGCAAGCATATACCATTAATCCTGTAAATACCGTCTCCCAGTCAAGCTCTAATGCCTTGCATATTGCCCGGACAGCACAGTCGCCTACACGATTCCCGGCTGGATTCGGATTAAAATATACCCATCTTTCCATATCTACCTCACTTTGCCCTCATAAATCTTTTTGCTCCTGCATTTGCCCTGGACTGCTGCTTATATCCAAAGTCTGCTATCTTGTTGCGGTAATATTGTGCTGCAAGATTGTTTTCCTCACAGAATTTATTATACTCCTTATTCTGTTCAGTCAGCTTAAAAGCCATTCGATCATATTCTGATCTTAGTTTTTCTTTTTCAGAATCCGGTATATCGTCTGAGTTGATTTCTTCGTTCTTCATTATCAGCTTGCGTTTAGTCGCTCTGATTGAACGCTCCATTGCTCGTTGCTTCTGGGTATCTTCGTAGATTTTCTTATTCTCCTCAGAATCAATCTTGTGTTCGTCCACCCATGGATTCCGCAGCCCTTTCGCCCATGGTTGGTGAGAGTGGCGGCAGTTATAACCATGCAGTCCATGCAGATCCACAACGGTTCCCTGTCCGGTCTTCGGGCTTATATCGTATCCAGTGCTTTCCAAAAGATTAGGATATCCCGGTTCCGATCCAACTATTGAGTAAGGCTTTCCCTGCCAGGATGAATGATCTCCGCAAGGCGGCTGTCCTTTCTGCGCTGTTCTGGCTCCCAGATGGGCTGATACAAGGACATAATTTGTCTTCGCTTGCACAATATACTGATTAGTGATCTGCGCCGCTGTCTGGTTCATCGACGTTACCACGCAGCACCTCACAGCTGCTTCAAGGGTTCTTTTTGCGCCGCTTGTTGGATAATCCACCATAATTCCTTTTTGTGCATAATTGTCCAACACATCACAAATTGCAGAGGTGTATGATTGCACACCTGAAGCAACACGGATTTCGGCTTTGTCCAGCAGATTAATTAGATCACGTTGAGATTGATTTATTGTAGTCCTGCTAAGGTTGCTAAGCTCTCCCAATGTTTTTTTGAATTCTGCATCCATCACCGCTATCACTTCTGGATTCTCCAATGGTGGACTTATATTCTCATCAATCCCTAAAAGGATATCTTTATCATTATTCCAAGATGTCATCACGGCATTTTGCAGGATTCGTCTAAGCTCTGGCTGTGTCATTTTTGTAAGCTTCTGCAGTTTCTGTTCAATGGCAACTCTGCTTTCTCCCATTTGCGTGAGCTTCCAGATTAGCCGATCAGCTGTGGCAGTCATGCCGCCAGTTTGAAGAATGCGCCTGGAAATGTCCGTCATTATAAAATCTTCCAGTTCCTGGTAAATCGCAAGGATCCCTTTTTCTTTTCCGTGAAAATACTCTGGTGGAAGCATTATTTACCACCTGCCGTTCTTTTTACCAGCCTTGTCCAATCCGATAAATGCTGGGCTTTTGCTCTTTCAAACCATTCTGCCCCTGCTTCTATATGCGGTGCTTTACTATATTGCAATCGTCTTCCGGTTGGGCTTTTACTTGGTGGAGACATCCATCCAATGATATTCCCCTGTGCATCTTTCTTTGGGATGTTCGGTCCGTACACCTCACCCATGTACAAATAATGAGCATAAGGCACATTTCTGTTTCCCCACTTGATTTCACCGCCGTCAATACCCTGCGGATATGATACACTTTCCACCAACGCTCCCTGTTGGAATGGCATAAGTGGAATGCAGTCTTCTACTATTTGCTCATTCAGTTTCTTCTGAGCTTCTTTCAAATTGCCATCAATCCGCTTTGTATCAAATTTGATATGTACGTTTCCAACATGATTATTAATCTTCATAGGCTATTCATCCCCAAATAATCCACTTGCTTTGTTTTCCGCATTTAAATCCCTCTTTTTTTATTCATCATCAAATAATCCTTTTTCTTGTGTACTTTCTGCTTCTTTTTGCATTGCCACAGCTTCTTCTTTCGTCATTCCTTCAAACTTTACAAAGTACATCCATGCAGGAACTTTATTCTGAATAACATAATTCCACCATGTCTGTTTATCGACTTCATAGGAATACGTGATGTCCCCAAAATCATAATTTACTTCGTAAGCCCCAACAGGTGCAAGTCCGTATAGATCAGCATGGACATTTAACGCATAGATTACTTGATCTAAACAGGATTCCAGTTTATCCCTTACATCCTTGACAAACTGTATCGTCCTCTGCTGTTCTGCTTCTACTCCTGTGGCTGTCTGTATGCCGCTTTTCTCGTTAAAAACGAAATATCCGTTAGAGAATCCAATCTTATATCCCAACTGGCTTAAAAGAGCGTTTATGCCGCTTATACGGGTATCTGTGTTGAGAATCGGATTGATTTCTTGATAGAACTCTTTCTCGTCCTGTCCGAATACATTTTTCACATAATCCGGCAAACTCATTTCTGAGCATCTGTGTTCCATTGCCTGTGGCGTCATAGCGGAAACAGGCGATCCACTTGGCATCAGCAGCCGGTCATCTGCCAGAACAGTCCGCTTAGAATCAAGGATTTCTTTTGCATTTCGGCTGTATGCAATGTCCAGGTCTTTTAATTCTTCTATAGCTTCCGCAAATATCGGAAGTCCCAGTGGCGTGCTAATATCCACATTGTTAGCCTGCGGTGTCCGCAGTACTCCGTACAATGGTCCATCCAGTTTCTCATCGTTTGCTTTGAGAATCGGCGGTGTATCTGCCATAAGATCAGCCCACTTGGTTTGTTTGAGGTCAATCTTGTCTCCGATGCTTTGAGGAGATTTTGATACATAAGCTCTGTTTGAAACATAATACGGATAGGTTGTCACTCCGTCCACGGTGGTCTCGACAAATCTATGATATTCGAGCCTTGTGTAGTATTTTCTTCCGACAGTATAAGAATCCTTGAATATAATTCCTTTGATTTCTTGGCTGTCGTAATCCACGATCATCACATCTGCCGGAGTGAATACGTCAAGGCTCTCGCCGTTCGGCTTAATGAACACGGTTCCGTAAGCGCAGCCATATTCCACCCAGTGCCGAATCTGGAAGTATACCTTGTCAATCTGCTCCTGCAACCACGTAGCCCTTGCAGAGCCGTCTATCTGAATACCAATCGCCAATGTTGCGAGCCGTGCTGTTTCTGAGCAGACGGATTTTGCAAAATTAATCGTCTTGATGTTATTTTTATCATCTAACCAGTATGGAACGCCTCGATATATGTTTGCACATTTATTAATCAGTGATTCCATTTCTGGAAATTCTGCCGCCTGGATGTTAAAGTCCTCTTCGGCTTGCTTTTTAAAAATCATGTTAAACCACCTTTTTAGTGTTGTTATTAGTCCCATTTAGTCACCTATCGCAATCTTCTTTCCACACGTCGGACAATAATTAAGATCAAACGGTCTGGAAGTAATGCTTCCTTTTCGGTCTTTCATGTACATGTACAACATACAGCCGTATATATATTTGTTCTTCTTACATTCTGGATTATCATAGTATTCTTTGCAGGAAGCTAAATTATCACAAAATTTACACATTATGCACTGTGCCCCCTTCTCATGGACAATGGACTGGTTGCGTATCTGAGAGAATCTATCCAGTGATCGTTTCCATCTGGATAATCTGCAATCACTTCTCCATTGCTATCTACTTCATGTTCATAATTGATAATTTCCTTGTATGCTCTAGGCGTTCTTGCCGGATCAATGACTAATGTTCGGCACTGTAACCACTCAAAAGTATATTTGCGGCTTCCCGGTGTAACAATGGCCCTACGTGCTGGAAGCCCTGCATCTCGGAAGTCAATAATACTTTCTTCTTCATCAACTCCGCAAGATATTGAATAATCATCATATCCTTTTTTCTTTATCTGGTTAGCCATTTCCTTGTTTCTTATCTTGGAGCCTCCAAGTTCGTCTAATAAAAAAACTTTTTCCTGATTAGGAACATAAGCTACACGGAGAAATGCTTTAGGATCTGGATACCACCCCCAGTCCTGTCCCTGGTAGATACTTTGAAAGCTCTGAATCTCTTCATCTGTAATTTTTCGAATTTCTAACAGTTCGAAAATATTTGTTCCAAGTCCAACAGGAAGACCGAGATATTCATGGTCGTAAGCTCTCTGATTTGTTTTCTTCAGATGCTCTGCATCATCAATAAATTGCTGACCAAGCCATTCAACAGGAACTGATCTATAATCGCTCTTGTGTCTGTAGCTGTCAACTCTCGGTTCCTCCACATACACGTTCGCCCAGTTGCTCCGGCTGATCGGTGGATTAAATGTCTTAAATACTTCAAATTTGCTTCCACCACGAAGTACAGACTGTTGAACTGTACGGATTTCTTCAATTCCGGCAAACTCATCAAGCTCCTCAAACCAAAGGTACTTGAAATATCCTTTTTTTACTTTTATGGACTTTGTTTTCTTAGCTTTATCCAGTCCTCTGAATATGATCTTTTGTCCTGTTGGCTTATACACATATTGCATAGGACTTAAACTGTCAGCCCATAAATCACTTGCTCCAAGCGCATCAATTCCCCATGCGATCTGTTCATACACGGATTCTCTGAGCGTATTACCGACTTTCCGAAAGATTACAGCATTTGACATTAAGCCATTCTCTGCATCCTGCATCATCTGAAACGGAATCATGCCGCCTACAAAAGATGATTTTGTGGATCCACGTCCACCGTACAGATCATAGTAAGTGTGTTTACCATCTAAAATATCCCAAAACACATTGTAAAATGCTGGTGCCACAATCTCATTCAGTTTGATAGCGTTACTTTCCATCCTGTTTCTCCGGTCTTGGAATATTGTTCACAATCGTAATCTTTCCGTCTCCGAAATCATCATTTTTCTTGTCAGCGTCCCAACCCTTGAAGTTGTTTCTAAGGCTAAACTGAGCACCATTGGAACCGTCACGATCAAACAATCTTTCCTCTGCGTACTGCTCTACCATACTCTTCGCGCGCGTTATCGTGTTACAAAATTCCTCTTTTCCTTGATATCTTAATAAATCCAATCTACTTGTAAATCCTAATGCAAGAGCTAAACCAGTTACTGTTGGAGGCTTTCGATTAATAACCACCGGATTTCCAAATTTATTCAATACAGTTTTTCCATTATCATCTTTTAATATTTCACCTTCACATTCTTTGAAATATGTGTCAATTTTTTCTTCAATTTCGTTCACCGTCTTATATATTGGTGGTCTTCCTACCTGTTTTCCCACGTTCTCACCTCCAAACAAAAATTCTGCCACATACGGTACATAGTTATAGATATATACTATATTACCATACATGGCAGAAAAATTTGTCCCCACATTTTAATATTAATTGTAGTATTATATTTCTCTTAGTTTTCTTAGAGTATCGTAAAACATAGCCATTGCCTTGCGCTTGTATGCATAGAAATCATCTCGCTTTGCCGGTATGTACTTTGTCTTCATAATACGATCATAAGATTTGTTTGTTACAATAGATTCGTACACCAGAAGTTCAATCCCTGGAGGGCAAGAGCTTATGCAGCAGTGTAAAATATCGTGTCTCTGCTCTGGTGTAGCTTTCTGGCATATATCCTTTAAACGGTTAACGTCCTCCGGATATACACCAAAATCAACAAGTGACTTTTGCCTGGTACGCATATCATCACCGCCTTTTTATTGCTATTTACGCTTGCCACCAAAATGTGTAATCAAGTAAATAGTGCCAAATGATCCGAATATTATTCCAAATGTAAATGCTATTAAACTATCAATCATAGATACGTCACTCCTTTAAACCACATAAGTATGTTGTTTTGGTGCTGCTTTTCCACGTTCTTTACCTTTCTCGAAAGGCTTTACGAATACTTTCTTGCCGCTCTTGTACGTTCTGTAATGTCCTCTCACACTCCAACAAGGACAAGTTATTTTGTGATTTCCACTTGGTTTTATCAGCAAGCCATTATCATTTACATAATCCACAATTTCCGAAAGAAGATAGATACTCTTATTTTCACTTTTAGCTTTATGCTTCTTTTTGGAATTCGCCATTTGCGCAGGTCTTTGCTTTTCCACTCTTTTTCTTTCAGTTGTCATTATATAAGACATTATTGCATATATATTACTCGCCCAGTTTGCATAAGCTTCCTCGTATTCTCTATCTTTTTCGTATATTTCTACAGTAGTATATTCACCATGCACAATCCAATTAAATTCTCCTATGTATACCTCTTCTTCTTTTTCTAAGTCTACGAAGGTGGCTTTGCAAAAGCATTCATTAGGATTCCCGTTATTAGTTGCTATTTCAAAAAGCAACCCTGTTTGAACATATTCATTAGGACTAAGAACCATCGTAAACGAATCATAAATAAATTTATCTATTATTTGATAAGTATCAAACTTATCAACAATATCATCCCAATAAACAATTATGGAATTCATTTTTCTTCATCTCCTCCAACTTATTCACAGCTTCCTCGCGGGTGAGGAATACCAAAACATTTAATTCTCCGATCCATTCACCATGGTTTGCCCACAAAAACTGTTTACCATCTTTGCCGCATTCAATTCCGCTTACCACGTTTTCTCGAATATCCATTCCGTATATATCCCATACAGTTGTACCAATAGGACACGGCAATCTCACAAGCAAGCCCTGGTCTTCCAAGTCTTCATAGTCAGCAAGTTTTTTAAACACTTGTTGGATATAGCAATTCTTGCATCCATCTACTGCGTTTTTACAAAATTCTTCGCAAGTTTTATTCCCAACGCCAATGATATATGTGCATTCATCGTCTGAATAATCTGTTAATCTCTCCATCTACTTCACCTCTTTTACTTCTTGATATACGATTTTCAAATTGAAATCACTTCTGATAAATCTCAGCGTCAGTTTATGATTTACAGCATTCCCGAGTTGATCGTAAATCCAGTACATATCCTCTTGGTCAAAGTTTGTACCCAGATATCTGTTGAGACTTGATACCAGTTGTTCTCTCCATTCATTATTCCTTTTAGTCGAACTATATGGTTCTCCTTTTGCCATTGATCTTGAACAGTATTCAAGCAGCTTGCAGATAATATCTTCTTTATCAGTACAATTCTTTGCTGTGAAATATGCATTTCCTTTTTCGGAAAGAATTATTTCTCCGAATCTGTTTATGTAGCTCCCGGAGAAACATTTCATAAGATTGAAAATTTCATCAGTCATCTACTTCACCTCTTCCATCTGGCTTTCTACAGTATCTGCAAGTAGCTTCAAGGACTTAATAAATGAGTTCGTCAATGCTGTTCTGTCTGGGTATTTAGCGAACGTTCTGACAAGGCTTATAGCATCTTTGAGCTTCTTCTCATCTTCAATTACGTCTGATGCTTCTACTAGTTCATATCCAGTCTTAAGACTGGCATTTCTTGTTATTTCTTTATTGCTATAGAACTTTAATATATCCGGGATCTGCTGTTCTTCAAAGGGATATGGATACGCTTCTTTTCCGCCGTACCATCTATATCCTTGTTTCTTTGCTGCTTTCAAAATATTTTCATACTCTTCATGTGTTCTGATTAATACGCATTTATTCGCTAGATTAATCATCTACTTCGCCTCCCCTGTGATCTCATTGATACAATCATTCCAACCAATCTTATAGCTCGGCGGTTTGCCTCCTGCTTTGAAATACTCGCCGTTATAAAGCCCAGTTACTTTCATTTTCTCCGGCAGCGGCTTCAATGGACACCAATCAGGTCTAATACTCAAATCTGTAATATCTCTATTGTTTACTCTACAGAACGGGTGAAGCACTCCGCTGCGTAAAACGCATAAAGCACAATATTTTGGTGTATTTATCACTAATACTGATTTACTCATCTGATTCCTCCATTTCTAAATCAAATAATGTTAATTGTGATCTGAACTCGTTCAACCGTTTTTGGGCTGAATCGTAATAATCTTTATTGATTTCATAGCCGACATATTCCAGACCGTATTCTTCATAGGCAATCAATGAGCTTGCACTCCCCACATGCGTATCAAGCACCATCATTCCTTTCTGCAGATATTTCTGGCAAATCCACCTGTATAGATTTACAGGCTTTTGGGTTGGGTGGATTCGCTTTTCATTCAGTTTTTTGTTTCCTTGTTGTATTGTTCCTTCAATTATTGATTTTCCTTGAAACATTCCTCTCCACATATAGCGAAAAATGTCAACCCTTCTTGTAAGACTGCAGTAAGCGACTTCTGCGTCTGATTGATCTGAACCATCATTGCATTTATCCCAGATTATCAAGCCACCTGCCATTGGGTAATCAAAGTAATTACATCCCCAGATAATCTGATTTTTTGATACTCTGAATAGCTGTTTAAAATACTCTCGATCTGGCGGTTTATTATCCCAACCATAATTCTTATAGCCGCCATCAGGAACATAAATGGAACTTCCATTTTTCTGCTTTACATATTTACTGCGATTCTTACCGCCATGTTCTTTGATTCCGTATGGTGGGTCTACAACTGCCACATCGAAGTAATTATCTGGAAAGTCCGGGAGAAAATTCATGCAGTCACCGCAAATAAATTCTCTTTGCATCAGTGTTCCTCTCATTCAACTCCGCCACCTTTTACAATTTCAACAGCTTTATCAATTGTATTTGCAATATTTTTGTAAGCACAATCTTTATCTACATCGCCTGTATTTGCAATTGTTAGGAAGTATCTCATTTTTAATTCTTCTAATTGCTCAATAACCTTATCCACATCAAAAGCAGTCGGTTGTTCGTCAATCTTTTTAAGAATCTCTAAATCATCAGAATATGCACAATGCACTACATGCTTCAGTTTGTCTGCATCAATCAGTCTACTCATCTGTTTTGCCTTCTTTCTTGTCAAAATTCAAATCAACTCTGATCACATCTGTTTCTATTGCCGAAAGGCAGCTTATTTCTAAATCGTAAAATGGTTTCAGCAGCTTTGAACCGGCATTGAATGTATCGTAATCCTCCCAGCTTCTTCCAGGGTGACATATCTGAATTTTTATATCGCTTTCAGGATCGTCGTCACTTGCTGCTATTAAATCAATTAACTTCATCTTCTATCCTCCCGTTCATACATGTTTGCGTTTTTGCTTTTCCATTCAGCAAACGTCTCTATTTTCGCACCTAATGGTCGTTTAGAAATTACATAACGTCTCCAATATTCTTTCCAGATTTCTTCCGGCCCAAGAGCATTAAATCTTATACAATCAAGTTTCGCACTATTTTCCGTACAATATTCCAACGGCGACAGTAGGGGCAATTGATAGCCCACTTCGTAAATTGCAAATCCGTATCTTCCAGGAGCAGTATAGTATCGAAGCAATCCATTTTTTAAAAGATATTCCTTCGGATAAATAGACTTGATTTCACTCATCTCCTTTCCACACTCCCAACAACCGCATTCTCTCATACAGTACAGCGACGGTCTTGCGCCTGTATCCGTAGGCTGACAAGGCAGCACTGGAAAGCAGGTATCCGTACTCTGCCGGGAAGTCTTTCAGCATCGTATTCAGTTTTTCTATGTCTTCTGCCGGAATACCGTAGTCTTTCAGCTTTTTGTTCCTTGTCAGCATACCGTTGCTCCTTTCTAATCGTCTGGGTGGTGCTTGTCGTACATGATCGCCACACATACAAGACCAACTACTCAAAATATGGTTCCAAGGGTGAATCCTAATGCGAATGTAATCATGACTCATCCTCCTTATATGGTTCTGGAAGTGGCATCCAGGCAATAACATCTGTCCAATCAATTTTGTTTTTGCAATTCGTACAATCTGCAAAAATCCATTCTTTTTCAGATATGTAATATGCCATCCAGCAAAATCTGCCATCTGTAACTAAATAGCATTCCTTATAATTCATTTTGATCTCTGGTAATCTCTCACTGACTGGAATCCATCCGTTTGCTTTCTCATCCTGCTCCAAATCGGCCAGAAGCTGCTCAATCATATCTTGAATAACTTTGACATGTACCCCAGCGTATTTGTAGCAGTCCGAATATTTATCCTTGTACTGCATTAATCTGTCTTTGATATGTATCATATTATCTCATCCTTTCTCAATGTCCGCTTCTTACCATGCAAAATAGCAGTTCCGTCATGGATCTTTTTCTTGATCCATTGTGTTTACACTTTATAGCCACCGATAATTTCCATTTTTCTACATCTCCATCTAGTGGTGTTGGGTTTTCGAATTCTTCGGCAACCTCTCTCTGATACGGAACTGCAACCATTACTCCCATGTTACCTATTTCCGCGTAACATTCCGGAAAATTCTCACGTATATGTTGGGCAAATTTTCCATTTTTTAAATCAGGTAAAATCTCTTTGTAGCACTCCATTGTTGTTATAAGATAGTTTTTTTCGCCAATAAAATTCAATCCATTTCCGCTGTAAATATCCTCTTTGCAGCTTTTGATTTCATAGCATGTAAATATTCCTTTTTCGATTGCTGAGATAGAACACTGGTTTTCCGGAATAAACTGCATGTAATCTACTCTTCTTGGCTTTCCTGCTGCGTAGTCATAATCAAGGCTTACTTCTCTAGCCCAGTATTTACCTGGTCCAGAAAAACAGCTTTTTTCCAGCAATTGGCTAAGAAATTTTGTTGTTTCAGATCTTTTCATACTTCCACCTCCTCATAAGTTTCTCTGAATATATCTGGTTTACATGGATAAAATTCACCGTGAACGCCGCGGATGATATAATCACCAATATTTGCCAGATGTTCACCCTCTAATGTCTTAATAACCAGACCGCCCGGAACCTTTCAATGGTCAATATAGAAATTCTTACCTTCTGCCGACATGTACTGATCTACACACTGATAGTCCGTCAGGAAATCGAACATTTCTCGATGATTTGTACCGATCCACTGTACCGCGTCAATTACAACTGGTTTTTTTCTGTGCCTCATGCTTACACCTCACTATCCTCTGACATCTGAAAATCAATATGCCCATTTACATAGGCTTCCTGAATCATATCCAGTACTTTCATGGCTTTTGCTTCTGAGGAGTATCTACCAAGTCTATATCTGTTTTCGTTCTCTAGGCTTAAAACAGTAAAATCCTCGTCATCTTTCACAATATAAGTTGCAGTTAAATTGCTAAAGTTTAATAAAATTGCTTTATTCTGACTTCTGATTAACATTTTGTATCCTCCTCATCTTTCTCACAGAATCCTCTGTATTCATGCACTGAACACTCGATTCCACGACTCCATTTCATGTATGTGAGTTTTTCTCCTGTCAATTCGCATTTGTGTTTTCTTTTATTCAGATACTTACAAGTTCCGTCACAGTAGCTCATTTTTTGCCCTCCTAATATCTGTCAAATTCAATATTGTTGTCTGAATAGAATCTGTATGAATCCTCTCTGATTTTCTTAACCTCACGCATGACAACTTCTTTCGCTTTGCTGACAGCTTCCTCGAAATCCTCTGTTCCGAGATTGTGGTTGTAAATATCCAATGCGCTACAGTTGAGAAACAGTACATTTCCGTAACCGACGTATTTGTGGATAACGATTACTAAAGAATTGTATTTCAAAGCGAAAACGCTTCCGGTTTTGGGCTCTTCGTTATACTTAGCGTTACTTTTGAATTTCATTTTGCGTCCTCACTTTCCCCGTTTTCGTATTATAACCCGGCTTTTTCCAACAATTTACCTATATCGGAAATTTTCGTCTTCTGGTTGTACTCGAAAGAAATTTCGCCGTTTTTGTCGTTCTTGAACATTATCCTGCTTGTTACCGTGCAAGTATTACCAGAAAATTCTATACTTCGAAATCTGGTTGAATAGCTTGTGTATTTTGAAAATGCCTTCAAAACTTTCTGATACGTTTTATACTGCACACCTTCAAGAATTTCGTACCCCAGTTTTTCCTTGTTAATGACCGAAAAAGTTTCGTTATAATAATTGCACAACTTTTTAGAGCCTATTTCCCGGATAACGACGCAATCACTTTTTACCTCATGCACGAAACCGACCATAAATTCATTCGGGAAAATAGTAGTATTCGCCATAACTAGATCACCGGCTTTTAATTCATGCGTGTTAAATATAAACGGTCGAATATAATCTTCTTTCTTTGCCGTACAAGAAGTCAGTCCCGGTATGATCCTTGAAATAATAATCATCAAAATGCGTTCTTTATCTCTCATTTTTCTTATTCCCTTTCCACATGTAAACAACTGACACGCTATTGTGCAGTTAGTACATGATTTTATACTCCCATCTTCTTAACCAGATTCTTATTCAATCCCTCTTAACATCAAGCTTAACTTGCTGTAACAAGGGCAAATTCTTGTGTGATCGTAAATATCTTCCAATAAAACGCAAAACGGAAACAACTGTTTTACTTCATAGATATGTTCTATTCCGTCCTCACCACGTTCTGCGTATTTGATTCTTTTTCCAACACATAGGTCAAATGCATTGGATACGTAGGCTTTTAAACCATAAGATTTTACTTTGCTCATTTTTATCTAAAACCGCCTTTCATCAAAATGTGAACATTTCCTCGTTATCATCACCAGAATCGAAATCTGACGTTTCTTCATAATCAGTTGATTTATTTCTGGACATATTCTTTCCACGTTCGATCAGTTCTGTTCTCTTGCCCTTCGAGATACTTTCTTTCGGCGTTATATTTACTTACCATAGTTACCTCATTTCTTTTAACCTCTGGGTTCAGATCGCGCTCATATGCCAAGGAAGTTGCATGAATCAGTCCAAACCCAGAGGGCGTGCGCATATTTAGTTGTAATTATTTGGGATTTTGTCTGCCAGAACCGGCAGCTTTATCATTTGTAAGATTCTTCATCAAGAAGATTATTGAATTTCTCAAGTGCCTTTATAGACACCTTGTTGTTTGATTTCTCCGGTTTGATTGATACTTCTAAGTGAGTATCAATGATATGCTTTAATTCTCTTGCAAGGGTTGTTTTTCCTTGCTTGATTCCATCTCTATAGCCTTTAGCTGGTTTGAATTCATTAATCTTTTCTTTCCCCTCGCCTTGGCTTCCAGATGTCTTGTTGTATCTGCATTGATAACCTTTCTTTGTATATTCCAGAATCCAGAACTGCTCCATTTTATCAAGCTGTTCTACCGGATAATGAATGAAATTAATTTTCCATCCAAAAGGATTATCTTCACTGTAGAATCCTCTTTTCTTTATGGACAAGTCAATGTGCTGATATCCAGTGAGATGTGAACACATCCTCTGAATTATATGTACTGCTTGCCCGATATAAAAGAATGGGATTCCGTTTTCATCTACTCTGGTTAAGAAATAAATACCGCTTTTGTTATCTAAATCCGGATTAACTTTTAAAAGCCTTTTCTTGTTACTCACTTCGATAGCCTTGGCCTGACGAAATTTTTTATAATCCACTAGGCATCACTCCTTAATTAAACGGAAGTTCGTCATCCATAATTGACGGCATATCCATGAATCCACTTGTGTCCTGTTCTGGACTTGGAACTGGTGGCTGCGACTGTTCTTCTGGCTGGTTCTTCTTGCTTTCTGCAAACTCATGTGTTTCCACAAGGCAATCATTTGTGTAGACTTTCTTTCCGTCCTTGTCAGTGTAATTTCCAGTCTGCCATGAGCCGACAATCGCAATTTTCATGCCTTTATGCAAGTACTTTTCGGCAAACTCACCATTTTTTCCAAGCGCAACACAATTTATGAAGTCTGATGTGCGTTCATTGTTTTTGCGATACTGTCTCTCAACTGCAAGTGTGTATCTGGCAATTGTTGTGTTGTTCGTTCCCATTCGGACATCTGGATCTTTAATCAACCGTCCGATCAAAATTACTTTATTCATGTTTTTTCTCCTTATACGGTTCAGGCAACGGCATCCACGCAATTACTTCTAACTTTTCGAAACCGTCTGTAAAATATTCACCATTCCACATTGCTCTGAAAGGTATTGTTCCTTTTTTGACAGTAATCAAATATATGTCTCCTTTAAATATATGATTAGGTTTTGGTTCTGGCGGGAGTTTCATATCTACCGGAATCCAGTTTTCACTCAAGTTGTAAGAAGCAATCAGTTCTTCAACTTTTTCTAGTGCATCATTCCAACCTTTATTGTACTTGCAATTCAAATATGGCTCTGCTATTTCCCCGTACTGTGTCTGTTTTTTAAGCTTATCAATCACTTTCAAAAAGATTTTCATTCTCATCCTCCTCATAATCATTACAATAAAGCGAACCATAGTCCCATGCCAGTATGCAACCTCTACGGTATTTGCATTTGTCGCAATCAGTCATTTTCATGATTTTCTCCTTTCAAAACGGGCATAAATTCAAGTCAACTTCCAGTCCAGCCCGCCCAATCTGAACCAGAACATTGTCTCCTGCGACTTCCTGTATTTCTTTCTGTATTTTACAGGCATCAGATGCCTGACCACTTAAATGTACCAGTGTTACCGTCCGAAGCGATTCTGTGCGATTTTGCTTAATGAATTGCTTGCAAGTTGACAAAGAGCAATGTCCTTTTAATCTATGACTGTAGTTAGCTTCTGTTTTGTCCACCAATTCTTCACAGTAGTTGCATTCAATTACCAGATGATGTATGTTCATTTTCTGGAAATTATATTTACTGTACTCAAAATCAGTAATATACAGAAGCTTCCCCATTTCATTGTGCTCCACCAGATATCCGTAGTTCGAGCAAGGTACAAGCTGATTTGCTTCCTTATCGTATGTTGTATGCGGCAATTCAAATGGAATCACGTTAAACGAACCAACTCTAAATGGATGCCTTTCTGGAACACCTTTCATTAATTCGCCTGTTCGGATGTTCATGTTCTCAACTGTCTCGTCATTGGTGTAAATCTGAATGCCTGCATTCATTATTTCCTTGAATGACTTTGTATGGTCACCCGTGTTCATGAGAAAGAAGTACTGCATCAATATTGCTTATCCAATAGTCAATCCCTCTGAGGATTTTCTTGTAGTTGCACCCGCAGTCAAGAAGAACAATCTCGTCTGCACTTGACTGCAAAGCGTAACAATTTCCTTTGGTACTACCTGTTGAAATTACTCGCATGAACAAATGACATCACCTCGCTTTCTGTACATTGCATTTATGCTTCTAAGATATTTTCAACTTCATCTATGGTTTTCTCTAAATCGGAATAGGCATATGGTATGTCCTTCCCTCTATTTAGACTCTCTAACTCCGCATAACTTACTTTGCACATGCTGTCTCGTATTAATTTGAGCTGTTTCAGTGGAAGTTCAATGGTTATTATCTGTTCCCAGTCTTTCTTGCTGTCTACTCTCTTCATACTTCATTGCTCTTTCCTAGAACCCCATAACTTTGTAAAATATCTTGGCAACTCTTAATCAATAAATATTTTTCAGATGACTCGAATTTTATTCCGGATTCTCTAAAACCTGATTTCAAATCATCACTGTCTGCTATTACCAAGCATAATCTAACAATATCTAATTCATTTAAAGTCATCTCAATTCTGATGCTTTGGTTTAAGTCTGTTTCTTTTATTTCTCTCATACTTCATCATCCTCCGGGAATCTAAACACAATGTTTGCCGGTTCGAATTTCATATCTGGACTGTTAACCATGGTTTTGATGATTCCAAAACCTCTTGCAGCCATTTTTATGCATTCCTCGTAATCGTCATCGCTCATTTCAACGTTTTGCGCAAAAAACATTCCTGCATACACTTTATGCAACGCTTTCATAGCTTTTTGGGCTTTTTCATTTGTCGAATAACGAGCTATAATTGTTCCTTTTTCACCTACCATTGGCACATATGCTTTTATGATATTTCCAGTTCTGCTTAATGCTACGATTTCATAAGGGACATCAAATTCCCCATTCTGACTTACTAATCTCATTTCATTCTCCTTTCAATTTCTAAATCCATACTATGACATAGTTTGGTGCAATTTCCATGAAGCATATGATTCTTGCATGCTCCGTATTTTTCATGAAATTTTTCTATCGACATCTTCCCGTCATTCATTGCCCGTACCCATCTTCGGATTTTTCTTTGTGTCTTTCTTTTTTTGTCCCCGCGCAACTTTCGGATATATTTTCCTTTATCAGTCACGTAATGATGAAAGCCCAGATAACACAAGCCCATGCGAAACGGTACAATTTGTGATTTAGGGTTTAGTTCCAATCTAAGGCTTTCAACCATCTTTTGGATTGCCTCAAGAATTTCTCTGGCATCTTCTTTCGTTTTACAAATCACATAAAAATCATCGTTGTATCGTCCGTAATATGGATTTCCAAATTCAATCGTTATCATCTGATCCAGTGAATGTAAAAGCAACAATGCGTACTTCTGATTTACCTGATTTCCTAATGGAAGCCCGGGATTACCTGTACTGTCAATAAACAAATGGTTCAACCAGACTGTAAAATCATCATCAAAGTAATAATCCAAAACATCTTTCATGATTTCATGGTCTATGCAATAAAAGTATTTGTGAATATCACATTTTACAATCCAACTATTCATTCCATTTCTTTTATAGAAATCCAACATTTGATTTCTTAACCCGTCCATTGCCATATGTTGCCCTTTTCCTTGCTGCCCGGCAGTATTCCATTTAATCAGGATATTTTCAAGATTCGGCGTCAGAATGTAATCAGAAAAGCATCTCTGCACTACTTTGTCCTTAAATGCACATGATTCTATCGTTCGCTCTTTTGGCTCATGAATTTGAAATTTATTATACGGATTTATGGTATACGTTTGACTTTCTAATTGTTCCTTCAAGAGATGAATGCCTTCAAGAGACAAATTAGAAAATCTTGCAGTACCTGAATTAAATTTTTTACCGCTCTTAACCTTTTTGTAAGAACGATATAAATTCTCAAAATTTGCAACAATTTCTTTATCCATTTATTTTGTTCCTTTATGTTTGTCCATTGCGGAAAGGTTATGCATTTGCTTGTATCTTTTCTGATTTCAGCTTTACGCTTACTCTGTCTGCATGTGATCCATGTTGGGCGAACACCATTTTCGTTGTTGTAATTGTTGTTGTTGATATAGCCCGAAGGGGAAACAACGGTATTCGCAGTGCATAACCTGTGAAAATTATCTTTTTCTGTCTTTTGTTCTCCATGAAATAGTCATATACTTTATATCTTTTACCATTTGCGACCATGCTTCCATTCCACCGGAATTGATAATTCCCAATTCATATGAAAGTTCTATAAAGTACATCAACTCATCACAATGAGTAATGGCTTTTGTTTGAAGTTCTAATCGTTCTCTTTTATAATCTTTCAGATCAGTTCGGTTGGCTTCAAATAGTGACTCATAAATTTCCAATGCTTTATTTTGCATTTTATCTACAAGTGAAAACCTGTATTTCTTCGGGTATCGTCTGGCATTACTCGTAACTATTAATGTATGCTTTGCAAGTTGCTTGGATTTTGCTATTACCTTTAAATCTTCATTCGCCATCAATCATCATTTCCTGATTCAAAGATTGAAGAAGAAAAGATGCAAACTGGGCGAACACCATTAGCGCTGAAGTAACGGCTGTCGCAGAAACAGCCCGAAGGGGAAACAATAGCAATTGTTGTACTGTAATCATTTGCTGGTGTACTCCATGGAGTAAGCAGCCACCACCATTTATCCATATTTGGAAGGAATTTTCTGTATTTTCGGTATTCATCCACCGTCAAAATCGAAATCTTATCTTTACAATGTGCATATTCTGTCTGACCGTCCATAGAAAGTAAATCTCGATCAAACTCAATAACTGCATCTTCTCCAAGCTCGTCCGTAATTTTTTTAAGAAAACGAGTGTTTAACTCATTTCTCAGTTTACTTGAAATCCAGTTATTTGAAGCTGAATCAAATGTTCTTTCTTTTCCATCAAATCCATTCAAAATGGCAAAATATCCTTTTTCTGTCTTATCCAGAATCAGCCATTCCATACCAGCAAGTTCAATAGCTTTTCCGATTTCCGGCTTTCCGATGTGCTTTTTCTTGAATTCTGCGAACTCTTTACTTAATCTGGATAATTCATCCTCAAAATATTTCAGATTTTTCTTCATAATCATTCCTCCACCTTAGATACAAAGATATTAGATTTTAAGATACAAACTGGGCGAACACCATTTCCGACGTAGTAACCGCAGTTGCCGATAAAGCCCGAAGGGGAAACAATAGTAATACTTCTTTTCCATCCACGTTCTTCCGTTGACCATGGCGATAATATCCAATACCAGTCGTTCAGATCATTGTTCGGTGTAATATCTGTGTATTCTCGTGCTTCATCAAATGTAATTGGACGGATTTTACAATCAACAGTCCCCAATTTCTGTCCATCCGCAGTGATAATATCTGCTGTGTGTGTTTCGACATTTTCTGCCCCGAATTCTTCTTCGAAGTCTTTCAGAATTTCAGTGTCACACAGTTTCTTTACGTTTGATGTTTTGTAATCTGAGGTATCACCAAACTCTACATTTTCTTTCACCAGATCAAGCGAAATAATTTTTGTTGTATCTCCATACTGTTCCAGAACCTTGTATTTACGCTTTCCAGTGGTCTGAAATACTTCTCCTCGTTTCAGCGTTGACAACTCAACCTTTCCGGTTTCTTCCTGCTTTTCCAGAAGTTCAACCAGTTCCTTTGCTTTCTGTAAAATTTCTTTATTGTTCATTCCCGTTGCCTCCAAAAAATATTTCTCGCATATCTACTGCTGCGTACTTCTTATGCATAAGTTTCTTGTTTTTGATTGCCCCGTTCGGATTGTTGCAGACAAAATCTCTGCATATCTCAGGTCTCACTGGATAAATGAGACATTTTTCTTTTTCTTTGGAATCATCCAGGAACGGGCAAGTAAGGTCAAAAGCTACAACTGAAGGATAATTATGCTTCTGTTCAGTGATATGATGCTTCTTTACGTAACGTTTAATTTCTTTACTGGATATTGGCAAGTAGTTGCTACAACATTGTCCACAACCACTGCATTTACCGTCCTTTGTGAAATCAAGTACGCCATATTTCATATCCTTCATGACTTCTTCTAACGTCCCGATCATGCTATCACCTCGTTATTCCTCCTGCTTCATAAAATCTGGAATCTCTGGCTTAACAACTGCTGCCGGAACTGGTTCTTTCTCGGCAGTCTTTACGACTTCTGCGACTGTTGGCTGTTTAGGCTGTTCTTCAATTGCCATTGGTTCTGGAATGAATTCCTCTTTATTGGCATTCTGTTCGATTTCTTCCTGCACTTCTCTGTATGTAGCATCCATCGTGTTATATTCATAAGCCTGCACCGGATTATCCCATTTCTTAGGAATGGACTTCATAATGTTGTTACGCATTTTACGAACAATCATAGATTCTCTCGACTGTGTTTCGTAGTATGACGGGGAAATGTATGGTCTTAATTCCTCACAATCAATAATTGCTTCCAGTTCCCCAATATCAGCAACCTTTTTCATAACTTCTTTTTTCTTTGCTTCAATCTGGGCTTTCTGTGCATCTGTAGCTTTGTATCTGTCTGCACAAATCCCAAATGTTTCATTCTGAAGATTGTTCTTAATATGTGCTGCAAGATTCTTCAGTACGTCTGCTCTTTCGCATGAAAGGTATTCAACGTGACCATCTTTGTACTGAATTGGATATACCACGCGAACAACTTTTCCAATTCCAGATTCTTCCCATTCCGGCGGTGTGATTTCTACACCTCTGTGTCTTGGTGGGATATACTTGTCACCCTCTCTTACTTTCCAATATGGAAATACTTTAGCCACATTGACACCATATCTACTTACAAGAGCATCGTTTCCGTCGCCCTCAATCGCAAATTCGATTTTCTTCTCCCACTGAGGTTTCTGCCCTTTCGCCGCTATGTTTACGTTTCTGATCTGGAAATAACATTCTCTCGGCTGTGCATTTGCGTTCAGTTTCAACGCTGCGACTTTACTCAGAATAAATTTAAGATTAGAGCCATTAATTGCTTCAAAACTTACTCCACTCTCATGCACCATCTGGAAAATAGATCCCATTGCCGCTACTACACAATCTTTTGAATAGGAATCAAATTCCATTCCTCTTGAAGTCAAATCTCTTTCCATTAAATCGACATAACGATTTGTGTAGTAGGAAAGCTGTGTGTTAAAGTTTGCTACCTGTGTGTTTTCTGCCATTTTAATTCTCCTTTTCTTATATTAATCAACTCATTTTTGTTTGCATTTCTGTTCAGTTCTGAGCTTCGTCAAAACAAATCATTGTCAAGCTACGCTCTGCCTATCCATCGCTCATCTTCTCTACTCAGCGCAATTCTTTGCCATAACTACGTCGTTCTACTCAGTGCTTAGCTATGCTTTTGCTTTACTAAGCTATTCTATTCTCAACGTTTCCATTGCATTTCATTTCTTCACGCTGCAGTTCAATGCCTGTCTATTCCGTGGCATTTCATATCTGTTCTATGCATATCCCTTGCTTCGCTTCTCATTGCTTCGCTTTGCCGTTGCAAAGCTAACTATGCTAATCCTATTGCGTTTTAATCGCAATAACTTCTATTACAGAACGGGCAACTCGTAATCAACTGCCCTGCTGCACTTTCTACTGAGATGCCCTGTGTGTCATATCCGGTACGTGTCCGTCCTTTCTCGGAATAGATATTCTGGTGGCAAGACCAACAGATACCATTGCCCGGTGCAAAACGTGGCAATATCTTTGTTTTACAATACCAATCCTGTGCTTTTATTGCTTCTGGGATGTTGTATGTAGTTGTTGCCATATCAAATCCCCTCCACTTTTAATTCATTGTCAGAAACTTTAAGGAGAATCATCTGCCTGCCTGTATCTGGTATTCTGTCAGCATTCACACTTTCAACATCATCAACCCAAATTGGCAAGTTTAAGCCGTTCAATTCCTGCAATCCAGTCACGAGGTCAATATTGCATAGAATCTGATCGGAGTGATTCAATCCATCAAAATATCCGATTCCGTCACAAATCATTTTACAAACTTCCACCGGCTCACCGTCCTGCGTATAGTCCAAAAATTGAAACTGAAAGTGCTTGAAAAGTGGATTGATAGCTTCTGCCAGTGCCTGATTTTTTTTGATGGAAAATTCTTTCAACATGTCAAGTTTCTGCTGAATATCGGAATCTTCCTGACCTAACTCTTTCTGTTCTGTGTTCAGCTGTTCAAGTGTTTCTGTCTGTTTCTGAACTGCCTGTTTTGCCATCTCAATTTTTATTTCGATTCCTGTAAGTTCCTTTTCAGCAGACATTCTTTCTGCCTGAACTGCTGCCTTTTCCTCAGAATTATTAGTCAGTCCGTCAAGCTGTTCCTGTTTCTTCTGGATTTCTGCTACAACTGCCTGATACTCTTCATTTCCAGACATATCTGGCTCTGCCGGAAGCTTCTCTAATTCCTGATTTTTCTGCGCAATCTCAGATGCCAGAGTGGAAATATTTTTCTTTGTCTGCTCAATCTGCGATTCGATGTCTTTGCGCTTTTCCTCAACTTCTTTTCTTCTGGCTACTTCGGAATTGCCTTCTTCTGTAATGTCTTTAAGTTTCTGCTGTTTGTCTGCTTTAAACTGCTCTTTTTTCGCAAACTCTGCATGGATTCTTTCCTGTTTCTTCTGTTCAAATTCAGTTTTAAGACGTTCAACCTGTTCCTCCGGAAGTGCCTGTCCGCAGGTCGGGCAAATAGCTGATTCAGGATCAAATTTTTCATTCTGTATGGCATTTAAAGCTGTTTCATCAAATGTGGACGCATACGTCTGTTTATATTTCTCCTGCAAAACCGTAATTCTCTGCTGAATTCGTTCTGGTTTCTCAGCGGTCGCAAGGAAATTTCCCAGAATTCGGAGATTTTCTTCTTCATGTTTCTGCTTGAATCGCCTGTCATTTAATAAGGAAACGATTTTTCTCTTTTCTTCCTGTAATGCTTCTGCTGCATTTGAAATGATCGCATCTCTGGATTTCTTGAGACCTGTAATCTCGTAGCAGAGCTCGTCATATGTTTTATTGGTTTCATTTAGCAGCTTTTCTTTTTCAAGAAGACCATTCAGTTTATCCAGCACGGCATTCTTCTTTTCTTCAAGAATGGTAAAATCTGGTGTTCCCTGTTTCTTTACGGTATCAATTTCAACCTTTTTGGCATCAATTTTCTTCTGGAAGTCTTTTTTGTCTCTATTGAGTTTTTTCACAACTTCCTCGACAGAATGATTCTTGATGATTTCCGAAACTTCTGGATTGTCCTGTAATACTTTATCCGCATTGAACCCTGCCATCTTTTCAAGCATTACTCTGGCACTTGCTGTTGATTTTCGAAGTTCATTAAGGAATACTCTGGCATTACTACACATCATAATGGTTTCTGAGTCTGATATTCCTTTTAAAAATTCCTTATACTTCGTCTGGTTGTAATCAAACCCATCAACCTGATATTTTGTGGTACTGGAAGATTTACCTTTCTTCGTTTCCTTACGGATCACGGTTTCCTCTCCATCAATCAGAAGTGTGAGTTCTCTTGATACGACACCCTCAACTTCTTCTCCGTCTTCTTTTCTTCTGACATTATTCGGAGATGTACCGTCTGCAAGCTTTCCGGTCAGTGTATCAAAATATGCGTCCATCAACGTTGTTTTACCCTGACGGTTCCTACCGGACACCATCGTTCGTGGTGCAAACTGATACTCCGCAGACTCAAACTTCTTGTAGTTTTCAATGTTAAGCTGTTTCAATTCTACTGTTTTCATACTGTTTTATCCTCCACCCAATAAGCCGACACTTCATAGGCTGTTTTCTTCTCGACCTGATTTCCGACTTTTTTGTTGTACTCTCTGCTCTGGATTCTTCCCTGTAAAATAATATGTGTGCCAGTTCCGCAGGTTCCCATGTATCTTGCATTTCTGCCCCAGCAGATGCATGGTATGTAATCAGATATGCCGTATGATCTATTTACCGCCAGAAGTACATCTGCAATCTCTCTTCCATTAGGTGTTGTTCTGTATACTGGTTTCTTGCAAGTAAAACCATCCAGAAGAATCTGATTAACTGGAAGTGCGTCTTTGTCCATGAATTTTGCTTCTCTTGCGAACACAAAAAGAAGTAATCTACTGTGATTTTCTTCGTGCTTATTGAACGATCTGAACTGCCCTTGAATTTCCATCATTTCTCCTGTATAGTTCTGTTTCACATCAATGAGTCTCTCAGAAACTACAACCGGAAGAACATCTTTCGTTCCGCTAAATCGTTCTACGCTAAGTTCGAATCGGTAAAATTTTTCACCATATACTTCATGGCTAAATTCGAATTCTGTTTTAATTTCTCCAACCAGTGTTGTCTGATTGTTTTCCAAAAGCTTATTCAATTCCGTTTACCCACCTTTCTAGCTGCATAAAATAGGAAGGGATACCATTGAAGATACCATTGCACTTATGCAGAGCAGCTCAAGTACATCCATTTTCGTCATCCCCCAGAGCAATAATGCAATCGTGAAAAATGTTCCAACCTGTGCCATCACTCCGATAAAATACATTCTTTTTCTCATATCCCTCACTTCTTTCTTTTGGTTGTTGCTGTTGCAAGCAAAGCTATTGACAGCGCTACAACTGCGACTTCCAGACGTTTTGTTTTTGTTGCCTGATCTGCGATGATTTCGCTTGCAAGGCTCTGGTTTTTAGTTACGTTTTCGGTGTTTTTTGTGATTTTAGACATAAAAAATGCCCTCCTGGTATAAATTTTCTTTTCAAATACAGGAAGGTATGTTATACTTTACCTGTATTTAACTTACCCTAATTAAGTTAGATACGTGCTCCGGTAGGTGTTGCGTCACCTCCGGGGCGTTTCACTCTTCTTTCTTATCGGAATCCCCTTCGAAATATTTAATCCCCATGATCGCAGCTACATACTTTTTATCAATGAATGTGCTATCATTAGCATTTAAAACCGCTTCCAAAGCTGTAAGCCTGCCGGCTAGTAAAGCAAATTCCTCTTCGAGGGTTTCTGGCTCATAAGTATTTTTATTCATCTTTTGTCCCTCCCCAGATTGACGACAATGCTAATCCCATAAGTTTTCCAAGTACTTCCGCTCGCATATTGGAAAGTTCCTTGTCAAGCTTATCTTCCGTCCAGAACCCAACGTCTACAGCCTTTCTGATAAGTTTATCTCCTGTTTCCTTTGGAATATCTTCTTCCTCAAAAGTCTCTCTCAACGATTTAATAATCATTGACAAATCAGTCATTAAAACTGTTGTACTTCCCTTTACCTCAACTGCTCCATCTTTACTTTTAATCATTCTCTTTTCCTCCTTCAAAAATCTTTCTCCCCAATATTAATTCCGCAAACGTTCTAAGCGTTTCTGTCCTTAATCTGTCAAGTTCTTCTTGTATTTTTTCGTCTGTCCACAACCCCATCTGAGCTGATTCAGAAACAAGTTCATCGGCTTTTTCCTTGGAATATCCTTCTTTCACAAGGAAAACTCTTAGTCCCCTGCATATCGCGGTTAATTCAGAAAGCAACTTATTTGCATCTTCTTCTAATTCAACTTTCCCACCTTCACATTTGATCATTCTATTTTCCCTCCATTTCTCTTTCCAGTGCTTCGTACAGTTCCTTGTGAATCGGAGAATCATCCGGAATATCTCGAATCATTTTGATAATCTCAGCTTTTTCTCCTCTAATGTCATATTCATAAACTCATTTGTTTCTTCTTTTTTCATGCTGGTTTCCTTTCTGTGGTATAATCTCCTATGGGAAGGAGGTGTGTATTATGGATAAAGAACAAATAGTTCATGATTTAGCAATTACTTATGCAAAGTCCAAATTAAATGAATACATTTTTGACAGAAGAGAAGCTCCATTGGCCGGAAATACTTCTATGTCAAATGACGAAATTCAATATTTAAAACGTGCATATGATTTTGCTATTCAGAATCTGTCGGATTAAACGCTCGTTTCCCGTATAAAGCGTTTTGAATTCCATCTGTAACGCATTCGGTAATTGTCTT